TTGATCCTGCCGTTATTTCAAACATAGAGGCATGGATAAATGCTTTAAACCAAGTGGGGAAAAACAATTATAACCAAATGGTTCCAGAGGGTGTAAGAGCCATGCCAAATAGCCTTAAAGAGTTGGTTTTACTTTGGGCTGATGCGTGCAATTCGACGACATTTCTTCATGGCAAGAACAGATGGCATAGCAACCCTACGCAAGAACATGTTAAGAAATTAAACAGCCTAGCTTCAAAGCTAGATCATGGAGAGCTGGTTCAAGGAAACAGCAAGACTAAAACTGATATACCGTCTGCAGTATATCAAACCATGACAAAGCAAGAAAAAGATTCCGTCAACGAAATATTCAATAGAGCTGCCATGAAAACTCAAGAAAATTTTAGAAATTTTAGAAGACATTTATTTGAGTCGCAGGTTCTTGTGCTATTGTTGCACCAATACTCGGGCCGCCTGGCGGGTCCATTGCAGACACATATTCTGGACTAATTAAATCGTTAGCGTGTTTAACTGCTATTCCCTTGCTAAAGGATCCGTAGACTGCCAAATTAACTGTTCCTGGGTATCTTGTTTCATTCTTTTTAACCTCTAAAGAAACATCACCTTGATTTTGACTAAGTACAATTTCGTTTCTATTAACAGTTATTGAATTGCCTATTGAAAAATAGCGAGGCTCGCTTTTAATTTGCTCAAAAATAGAAGCAAATCTATCTTCGTCATACGTTACAGCCATTTCAACTTCTGGATTGTCTGATTTCTTTGCAGCAGTTCCCGATGATGCACCTTTTTTTAGCTGGCGGGCGACATGAGCCATTGGACCAAACACTGTGTTGCTGACAGGACTTGAAACGTTTCTTATGGAAAGATATCCCTTAGGGGTCTGGGTCTTCTTTTTCTTTTCATCATCAGATTCTTTTAAAAGCTCTCTAATAAGCTGCTGAATTATTTTGTTCATTTTTCCTCACAACATTATTGTACTATATTATATATTCCACCAGACAAGTGTTTTCTCTAAACCTTCCCAAAAATGAACAAGTGGCTCGTATCCAAAGTCTGTATGGGCTTTTTGATAACTGGCTAATGTGTGCTTTACATCTCCAGCTCTTTCGGGAGCATGTCTAACTTTTACTTTATCGCCTAGTCGATCTTTTAAAGCTTCAAGTATTTCATTGTTTGAAACTTTTCTACCACAAGCGATATTATAGCAGGCACCTTTAAAAGGTTCTTTTCTCATAGCTGCCAAAATATTTGCGCTAACAACGTTATCAATATAACACATGTCGCGTGTTTGCTCGCCATCACCGTCTGATCTACATTCTTCACCACTTTTAATTGCATGACACCATGCAGAAACTGCCGTGGAATAAGGACTGTCGCCGTACTGTCCTGGACCAAAGACGTTAAAGTATCGCAAACAAACAATGTCAAGGCCATATAAATCATAGGCTAATTTAGAAAAATCCTCTATAGCTGATTTCTGCCACGCATATGGGCTTTTTGGATCTTTCTTTTCTGTTTCTTTTGTAGGCAGGTTTTTAGCTCCTCCGTAAACTGAGGATGAGGATGCCCAAACGATTCTATTGACAGATTCTGATGCAGCTTCAAATAGCTTAATAGTTTTAGAGATGTTTTCGTATGTCGTTTCTGCTGGAAATTCAACAGAATAAGAAACTCTCGGCATAGCTGCTTGGTGAAATATTGTATCATACAAGCCCTGATAAACTGCATTCAGTACATTGTCATCTGAAAAGTCATCTTGAATTACCAAGACTTCGTCTTTTTCTCTTTTTAAATCAGGCTGCATTTTATAAGCTGTAAAAAACGAGCCATTTGGCAAGACTCTTAGTTTTAAACCTTCCAATAACTCAAGGTGACCGTTAGACATATTGTCTACTACATCTACTTGCCAGCCTAGTTTTACTAGTTTTTTTGTCAGGTTGCTTCCAATAAAGCCACAACCACCTGTTACTAATGCTCTTTTCATTTTTATCTCCTTGTTAATATTGTATATTTTAATCAACAAAGACAAAAAATAAATTAAAATGTAGTTGCATCAATTATTTTTAAATGACTTCTAATATTAGTTTTCTAATATGATTTCTCATTAAATCTCCGCTTTAAACATATATCAGTCTTAGCTTAAAACTACCTCTATATCACTCGCATCAATAAATGGACAGTTATTAATCAAAGAATCTTGACCTTCCAATCCTTTTACTTCCATGAGAAACCAAAAACCTGCAACTTTTCCGCCTAGCGAGTCAACAATATCAGCAACTGCTGACGCTGTTCCACCAGTTGCCAAAACATCGTCAACAATCAAGATGTGATCGTCTTGTTTAATGTCACTAGTGTGAATCTCAATTTTGTCGCTTCCGTACTCTAGCCCGTAAGCAGCTGACACAGTTTCTCTAGGCAGCTTTCCTGCTTTTCTGGCAAGCACTAGGGGTAAACCTGTTTCGTAAGCTAAAAGTGCCCCTAAAAGAAAACCTCGTGATTCTATCGCCACGATTTTATCAAAGTCTCGCCCGTTGTTTTTTATGAAACGTGCTTGCGCTGTGATTAAGTTTCTTAGCTCGCTTTGATCACTGAAGATAGGCGAGATGTCTTTAAATAGAATTCCAGACTTTGGAAAGTCTGGAACATCAATAATCAGCTTTTGTATTCTTTTTAGCATAAAATCGTATTCACTCATTTTTCTTTTTCCTTGTTTTTTTCTTTTGAGCTTTTGGTTTCTCATCTTTTTTAGGTTTTTTAACCTTAGGATATTTCATGTGATTAATGTGTATTTTAGTATTCAGGAAAAATTCTTTCCCATCGGGATTTTTAAAGTAAATCCAATCGTCCTTAACACTTGACACTTCGTATTTTTTCCACCTGCTCATTATTTTTATTAAAATAAAGTCACCAGGCTTTATGTCTTTTTCATTTACCGGTGCTTCCATATCCGCCTTCTCCGCGATCAGATTCATCAAGCGACTCTACTTCTTCAAACTTAATTTGCGGATAAGGTAAAATCATTATCTGACCTATTCTATCACCAATCTGATAGTCATTACTGTAAGGTGAAGGAGTAAACTTCATCATAATCTCTCCTCTGTATCCTGAATCGATAACTCCAACACAATTTGAAAGTGTTTGACCAGTCTTGTAGATAGAAGATCTAGGGAATAGCAATCCTACATGACCTTCAGGTATCTGAATTGCTATTCCGGTTTTATAAGTTAAATATCCAAGATCAGCGGATACATCGACCGCAGTTAAATCCATGCCAGCATCTCCTGGCTTTGCATACTGTGGAATTACGGCATCATTGTGAAGTTTTTTAATTTTTATTTTCATTATTTTCCTCTATTACTATTAAGTCTTTTACACTTCCAATTCTAGCTAAGAATTCGCTTTTTTTAAAAAATAAAACCATTGCTCTATTTCTCTTTTCCATTGTTAGTATCACTCCTGTCCCCAGTTTCTGGTGAAATACTTTGCTCCCGGGTTTCATTTTTCTTTCGCTCCTTAGCTCTTTCTTCTGCTTCTTTTCTAGCTTTTTTCCAAATATTAATATAAAACCACTCAAGATTCATCTTTGCCTCCTGAGAAGTCAATTTTTAATTGTTTAGACTCCCAAATCATTCGAGATCTTTCAGCAGCATTTTCCTCTTCACAAGACTGACATATTGTTTTGATCCAATGAGTGCCACTCGTGTTTCCAGGAGAACCGCATTCTTCACATGTCACACCTGACATATCTTCAGCAAAGCTGATATATGCGTCCACTGTGTTTCTAATTAATTCTTGTTCGGGATATCCATACAAATAAAACCTAAGTGTTCCATATTTTTCCTTTACTTGAACCGCCTCTAGTTGCGGAATGATTTTCTTTTTTTCTTTTTCAATATATTCTACATATCTTTCAATTGTATCATTTGAAGGCTCATCTTTTTCCTTCTCTTTTTCTATCCACTCACTATACATTTTAATGTTTTTATGTGGATTATCAACAAGATGTTGGATATTATGACAAAGTACTTCGATAATATTGTACCACCCATCTCCGCAACTGATTCCCCAACACATTGCTGTCTCTTTCATTGAAAGGTCTTTTTGCCTAAATATCTTAGGAAACTTTTCATATAGCTTGTTCTGTAGTTCTTTTTTCATTTTTCCTCCTTAGGTTTGAACAACATGTGCTGACCCAAAAAGCAAATCAAGTTGATATGCTTCTAAGTCAAACGGAATGCTAGAAGACCCTAGTAATAAGTTTTTAAATACAATAACTAGATTTCTTATAAAGTTGTAATCATGCCTAACCTGATCTACATTAGAAGATCGCATGTAGGCCTGGAATGTTATTTTACCATCACGACATATTGCATGAATAGATGATATACAAGTATCACTAACAAAGATAAATCTTCTAGAGTCATAAAGTTCTTTTCTAGAGTATTCATTATCTCCTGTTGTTTCATTAATAAACTTTTGAATAAATTGTTTTTCAATGGTTTCATAATATTCCTTTTCTTTTTTAAACTTCATGCAATTATAATCTTTTTTTAAGTCATTTAAACTTCCGATTTCTGATATTTTTAGTCCAACTGACTCTTTTGAAGATTTTGCATATACAAACTCTTTAGCAACTTCGTATTCTTTTTTTGATTCATACTTTTCAATTGCATTTAAAACGTCTTTCCACTGATTTTCTGAATCTCTTATCACTATGACATTTGGAAATCTTGATTCTTCAATTGCAAACTTTTTAAAATTAAAATAAACACTTTCAATACCTGACTTATCATGAATTTCATCGCCTCTTTTTTGAAATCTATCTAACACCACGTCAAGATCAGGCAGCAAAACCACATAAAGATTAGAAAGATCACAAAGCTCTTGGTGATAAAGGTCCTTTGACCATTTTAAGTCAGTTCTTTCATACATGACTGAGAACAAATATTGTGACATTCTTGATCTATCAAACATATGATATCTGTAGTTTGTGTTTTTATGGATAGAGTTTATAACTGTTGTTTTTCCAGAGCAGTCAGGACCTTCTATAAATACATTTTTTAATAGCATTAATTCTCCTTTGTTTTCCATATAAGAAAAACCATAGAAGCACATAAAAGTATCATGTTGAGCTTCTATGATTTTATTATATTAATATATTAGATCATTTACACATTGATTTGACGCATCTTGTATGAAGAGGTCGAATAGCCCCACGAATCACTGTATCCTAGTTCAGCTAGCCACATTGTATAAGTAGAGGGTTCTTCTTTAAACTCTGTCCAGATCCTTACCCAGGCTGTATTCATATCGTAATCACAAACTTTGGCTCGATAAAAGACCTTTCCGTTCTTTGTTGTCTTTTTGATTAGTTCTTGAATACAAAACCAACCAATGCCTTTTCCGGTTTTTTCCACCTCGACAAAAGAGTCAATGCGAGCATTATTAATTCTTTCCATAATCTCCTCGGGAAATACAATTGATTTATCAACGCTCTCCATAAGATTTACAAAGTTATGAATTTTTTCAACACGTGTCCAGTCTTCGAGCCCTGAAACAGTTTCCAATTGCGAATCTAGAAATCTCTCGGGTTCAATGCCATCAGCTTCAAGTTTTTTAAGCTGTGTTTTTGTCATGCCGTAAATATTCTTTCTTAATGTAGCATAGTTTGAAATGATAATTTCATGAAGCTGGCGGTGATTCTTAAAGGTACCGTTTTCAAATTCTACCAAGGAGTTTAATCCTTCGACCTTGCAGATTGCGTCTAGACAGGTTTTGTTAATTTTCTTTGGTTTCCATTTATCGCCTGCATAAAGCAAATCATACACAGAGTTAAAAGGTCTCTTTTCAATGATTTCATCAACTGCAGCAGAACCAATACCCTTAATAGCTGTCAAAGGAGGAACAAAACCTTTTCTCTTTTCAGAATATACCCAAGTATCAGAAGATTCATTAATATCTACTGGAAGAACCTTGTATCCCATTGACTTGATTTCAGATATAATCTTTGAAAACTTATTGGATCCATTCAGTGTTTGCAAACAAGTTGCTAGCCATTCTTTTTCATAATGTGTGTGAAGCCAAGCTGAATAATAGGAGTCAATTGCATAGCTAACAGCGTGAGATTTGTTAAAACCATAAGCAGAGAATGCCTCAATTGTTTCATAAAGTTTAACTGCTTTATCTTCTGCTAGACCCGAGAGCTTGATTGCGCCTCCTACAAATTTCTTTCTAAGTTCAACACGTTCTTTTGCCTTTGCATCGTTTGCATCAAGAGATTTTTTAACAAGTGTCTTGCGCATTTTGTCAGAAGCACCTTTATCAAAGCCTGATAGTTTTTGTGCCAATAACATGAATTGCTCTTGAAACACTGTGAAACCAAAAGACTCCTCAAGGATATCTCTAATAATATCATGATCGTATACAATGTCTTGAGGATTGTTTTTGGCCTTAACATATTTTCTATGTACATTGGCTGCCAGCGGACCGGGACGATAAATTGCAGTAATTGCTGCTAGCTCTCGATTGATGTAGGTTTAGCCTCTTTACAGAAATTACGTGCGCCCTGTTGAGTAAACTGAAACACTTGCACGAAGTTACCTTCTTCATAAACATATTTCCAAACATCAGGATCGTTTAAGTCATTATAGCGACAGTTTAGATTTTCATCAAAGAATTTCTTAATGTTAAAGAATGTAATCTTCTTTCCTGGGTTCTGCTTTCTGAGAATAAGTCTAATGCAGTCTTCTACCATTTTTAAGGTTGCTAGTCCTAAGAAGTCAAATTTAAGAAATCCGTTTGGCTCAAGGTGCCGAAAGTTCATTCCTTCTGACCAAGGTGTTTGAAGTTCACCTCGAACCTTGATAACAGGCATGTGCTTTTCTAAGTCAGGACAAATTAAAACACCACCCGCATGTCGGCCAATAGATCTATTTTCCATAAATAAAGACTGGACCTGCTCACAAACCTTGGGGTACATCTCCATGAATTCTCGATACTTTTCTGAATATTTCATCGAGTCTTCGTGTGTTAAAACATACGTTGACTTTTCTTCATGATCTCCCATTGCTTTATGCATTACTTCATCTTGCAGATTTGCTGTCATTGCATTAACTTCACCAAAGTCGATTCCATAAAACTTGGCAACGTCTTTTACAAGTGATTTCAGCTTTAACGTATTAAAGTTGCTAACAGGAACAACAGATTCTTCACCTACAAGTGATTTTGCTGCATCAATCAAAACATCTCGATCGCCAGCATCAGTATCAATATCAGGCCAGCCTGCTTTTTGGCGATGTAAAAAACGTTCCCATAGCAAACCGTATTTAATAGGATCTGTTGATGTAATACCAAGAAGGTAATTAACAAGTGAACCTGCACCAGATCCTCGACCCGGACCTAAAATAGTTGACTCAGCTGCGATATCAAAGACTTTTGTCATTGTCAAGAAGTAGTTTTCAAATCCAAGATGCTTAATATCATCTAGCTCCATAATAGCACGCTCGACATATTCAGGTTTCTTGTCAAGACCTTCATCAATAAGTGCTTGCTTTACACGATCAGATAGCTGTGCCATAGCAGATTTTTCAGGAGTTGAAAAGTTTGGAAGCTTTGCATCTTCATCAAACCAAACCTCGCTGCACTCTTGCCAGGCAATATCATGAGTCCTTTCAATGGCGTCAGATATTATTTGCTCAGACCCTTGATAAAAATCGTATGAGTCGTGATGTTTAAGATATTCTTCCCACATTTGTTGTGCATTTTTTGGATATAACTCACACTTTAAATCTTCAAATGCCGGCAGTTTTTGTTGTTCTCCGCCTCTAGCACCCATTCGACCTAGCTTTTTATAAAGTTCACGTGCTTCCCACATATCAGGAGAATAATAGTGAGAGTCTGCTGTTGCAACAAGCGGGATATTGGTTCTTCGATGAAGATCAATAAGATATTTATTTGTTGTATGTTGCATTTTAAGTGAGTTAAATTGAACTTCAAGATTAAAGTTTCCTACACCAACAGCATCAATAAATCGATCTGACATATTTTCAAGTTCAGATATGATTTCATCATGAGATTTTTTAAACGCTTCACCTCTTGCAATGATTCCAGCAGGAAACCCACCAATACATGCAGTTGAAACAATAAGACCTTCACCATGTTCTTTTAACATTTTATAGTCAATTCGAGGAAATCTATAGAACCCCTCTGAATATGAACGTTTAACGAGTGTAAAAAGATTTTGTAATCCTTTTTGATTTTTTGCAAAGACTACAAGATGATATCTTCGTTTCCAGTTATTCATATCAAATTCTGATTTTGTTTCTTCTTCATCTTCAATAACAAGACCACCTGAAATTTCATCTTCTGACTCGATGTCTGCTGTTGATTTAGCTTCTTTTTCTGTTTTTGCATTTTGAACCGAAGTTCTATGCGCATCGTATTCTGATCGCCATCCATCAAGTGAGGGCACAAAATAAAACTCAACTCCGTAAAGCTGACGATAATTAATGCCTTGCTTTTTTAACTTCTTGGCATGCGTATGCGCATGAGCAAGACCATTTCCATTTCCATGGTCTGTCAAGCACCATGCATCCATTCCATTTGATAGTACAAAATCAATATGTTTGTCAGGATATCCGATTCCATCGTAGGGAGATCCTGCACCTGAATGTGCATGAAGTCCAACAAACCTCGATGGTGGTGGGATGATTAGGTTGTTATTTACCATTGTTTCTCCTTTTTTTATTTTATTATATTAAATTTTTAAATCGTTTACACAAAGAAAGGTTCCCCTTAGGAACCTTTCACGACTAAAGATTGTTCATCTTTATTCAATTTCTCCTTGATATCGTGCCTCAACAAGCTCTCCAGATCCTATGCAATCTTTAAGATAATTTCGAAGTTGCTTTAAAGAAGTACAAACTGTTAGTCCGCTAGCTGCTAGCATTAGATTAAACTGAGCGCCTGGTGGCAGGCCGTCGCAAAAATAAACAATTGGTTTATTAAGACAATTCATGTAGCCAGCTTCAAAAATACTTCCCATATCTTTATTTCTTGTATTGCAAAGCATCCAATCACATTCGTGAAGATGTTTAATATTTCCACTAAAGATCTGATCTTGCATCGATTCGTTTGCATCATTGTCACAAAGATTTTCATCTTTTGGTGAAAAATAGCTAATACCAAACTCATCGAAGACAGACTTAATATTTTCAACTTCTTCAAGCCATTCAGGTGAAAACCATCCGCTTGCCAAATATACTTTTCCTAAACTAGAACCATTCATAATTTCTCCTTTGTTTTTATTTTATTTTATTATAATAAAGAAGAAATTAATTTACACAAATTTTAAATATTAATTGAATCAATTCCTTCAAGAACCATCAAAATGTTATCATAAAGATCTTTAAGATATTCGACTCTTTCTTCGTTTCCGCCCTCTTCTTCGAGCATAGCTATTTTTTCCTGTATGCTAATTGCAACTTCATCAAGTTTATTTGAAGCTTGTGCCATTCTCTCTCTTTTACTAGGCCCTCTAGCAGTTGTCATCTCATCTGAAAAAGAATCACCGCCTTCATCAAAAGGTGCAAACTCTCCTCTAGATTGAGAGCCTAGTTCCGTGTTTATTTTTTGAGCAGACATAGAATCAGACTCTGGATATCTTAGGCCTTCGATGCCTTCAAGGTCAGAGGCACTTAGCTTGGGCCTATGTGTCTTTAGTCCGGATTTTGAATCTTTATAGAACATTGTTCTTAGTTTTGCAGGCTGCCTATAATCAGACATTGCGCTCGGGTCGTCTTTAAACCTCTTTTCATTGTATCATGATCCGGATGGGACGGATCTGCAAATGGATAAACGTCAGAATCAAACTCATCAGGAAAGATAGTAGGTTCGATAAAGCCTTCAGCTTCGTGAGATGTCTTCTTTGTAGGATCTTCACCTTTATTAAGCTTTCTAATGTTTTTAGGATAAAACTTTTCATTTAACCTTTTATATTCCTTTGAATTATAAAGACCCTCTTTTATCATTTTTTTAAGAATACTTTTATTAACTTTCATATTTACCTCTTTGTAACTTCTTTTATAAATAGCAACATTGCTTCATGAACCATGTTTGAATATTCTATTTCATTATTTTCTCTAGCATCCTCGATAATAAAGTCAAAGCCGCTTAAGATACTAGAAATAGTTTCTGCTCTTTTGCTTTTTTCACTTTCTTCACTTTCTTCACTTTCTTCACTTTCTTCACTTTCTTCACTTTCTTCAAACTCAAAGGATATGTTTATATCAGGATCAGAGAAAAGTTTCTCATACTCTGCCCCTCCTTCATCATAAGGAGATATTATGTCTAGATTTTGAATTCTAAAGTTTTGAAGAAATAGTCTTCTTTCAATTTCAGTATTTGGAAAATACCAAATATCAGGCCAGTCTTTTTCGCTTATTTTTAGCCTAAGCGTTTTTAAACCTGAGTTTCCAGACTTAGCATAGTCTCCTTGAAAAGTCAGAGTACGAGATAAATCACTAGCATGACCTTGTAACATTTTTAACTTTCTATCTCTATATCCAGGAGTAAATCCAGCAAGCTGATCTGTTGAAACAGGATAAACATCTGCTGTTATTGTTAGTGGATACTTTGAGTCTTTAGGATTTTTAGTTGCTGATATTCTTTTTATTCTCTCAATTAACATCAGTTTAACAATCTTCCGCGTTTCTTTTTTCATCTTTTGCATCCATTAAAGCTTTAACAATATATATGCCAGACATACATAAAAATTCTTTTATTCAAAATAAATACAACAAATAGAATAAAATCAAAAAGCAAAGATTCCGAAAGAAAATCTTTGCTTTAACTAAGTATCTATTTCTTAAATGTTAATTTCTTCCCATGAAGTCATCATGAGATCGCTTAACAACATTTACAGTATTTACAGCATCTTCCCATAGCTTTGTAAAAACTGTTTTAGTTCCCGGGTTCTCTGTACCATTAATATCTTCACGTCTAGCCTGATAAATTGAGTCCTGTGGGTGATATTCAAATTTATCGTTTTTAGGTTCTGGCCAGTAAAGGTTTGTACCTCGACTTGTCCAACCGCCTTTTCCATCTGGGACTCTAAATGTATTAACATAATGCATATCTGGTTTCTCAAAATTAATCTTGGTAGAAGCTTCTGGTAGAACCTTCACAAGCTCACGTGCCATATATGCAGCAATTAAATTATCAGCAGCAGGTTGAATCTGCATGTCTTGTCTTTGATTAATAAAACCTAGCAGATCTTTAAGATTTAATCGCATTAGGTAAAAAGATGTCATTGCCTTAGGAAGAATCATACGAGCATCCATCATAGAGACTGCCCTAGAGTCACACATGTCAGCGTAGAGCTGTTTTGATTCATTTACTAGATTAATCCACCTTTCAAGAAATTCAGGTGAGTTCTGGACTGCTTCTGGAATTACTGCACTATCATCACGAAGGTCTCGATCGCCCGTACATTGTGCAGCAAAGGATCCAGCTCGATGTCGTATAATATGCGTTACTTCTTGAAAAGAAAGTCCACTGAGCTTAAATGTAAAACCTAGACACTCCATAGGAGTGGGTAAGGCACGAAAGTTAAGAACATCTTCTAGATTTGCTGATAACTCTTTTAAAGAAGTTGTGCTCGGGTTTGTATCGTCGTGGTGATCTGCCCATGTTGCCTTTACGTACTGCCAGGCAACATTAAGTGCTTGCGATCTTGTAGGTGCATCAACTAGCTCGACTTTTAAAGCTTCAAGGTTATTATAAAAAATTGTATTTGGTTTTTGTCCAAACTTTAATTGCATTGGAAGTGTAATGGGTTTTAAGTCTAAATTTTGAGGCATATATTTTCTCCTTTTTGTTTTTATTTTATTATAATAATTTGTTTTTTATTTTACAATAAAAAAGGCCAGCAATTGCTGGCCTTTTGTTTTGGTCTAGACTAAATTATCTTTTTCTTTGTGCTCTAATTAATTCGTGTCTAATTATTGCTCTTATTCTTTTTTCGTTTATTTGGCTTGATTCATTTTTAGGCTCTTTAGAGTCAGACTCTTTGGGATCACCAAAAGTACTGCGCACAGGTTCTATGGAATTTTTAAACAAAGGAGAATCACCAGCAGCCTTTTTAGCATTTTGATAACTTTGTGATTTTGAAAGCTCATCTTCGCTAGGCTCTTTGAGGTCCAGGTACTTGGCTGCGGCATCAATACAATCAGCTAGTTTTACATTTTTATTTTTTTGGCACGCTTGTCTTAGATGCATGAAGACAGCGTGCTTATAGTAAGGATCACTTGAGTTTTTAATAGCTTCTATACCTTTTTCTGTGTTTATTTGAAAAAGATAGTCCTTTAATTCATCGTTTATTTCTCCTTCTCCGTCACCATAGTTGGTTAAATCAAGAAAACTAACAATAGCATTAGCGACATCTTTAGCTGCCTTGGAAAGTCCAGATTTGGTTTGAGAAATTTGATATTCGTTTCCTTTTTTAATTCTCCCCATTAAAACATCATGGCCAGGTTTTCCAGGTAAAATATTTTTTACTGTTCCATTGACTTTAACTTGAAACATGTATTCGTTTCCTTTTTTATAAGGATCATAAAAATATTTGTCATATTTTTTAAAAGGACCAGGAACAAAGTTAACATAAGAATGAGCTTCACTATCAAATTTAAAGTCTTTAAACCCTTCCGGAAGATTAGGAGCTTCTCCCTGGACAGCAAAGGCATCACTCTCTTCTTTGATTACCTGGCTTACAAGACTACTAAGCCTGTTTTTACTTATTTTCATATTCTCCTCCTTGAGACTTAACAATAAATATAGTGTACAATTATAATTATCAGAACTATTTTATCTCTTTAACTGAAGACGACATTTCTTGGTTCCAGTCAGTTCTAAGACTAATAAGTGGGTTAAATCTTATACCGCTTCTTTCAATGATCAAAGCTCCTTGAGGTTTTATCATTTCTCCTGTTATCTCTAGACCATCGAAGTCAATTTCTGTCTCTTTTTGGTAGTTTATTTTTCTATCACCTTCTTGTCCAAAGGCTAGCGTTGTTATTAAAAATATTATCATCGTTCTTTTATTAACCCCTGTGTCATTAGTAGATTGGTTATGTGATAATAGTCCTTAAAAAGAAAAATGTTTTTATCATCAAGGTATTCATTATACGGTTTTTGAGGAACAAAACACTTTATACCGTGCTTGGCATAATCTTCTGCGTGCTTAGGAGCATCATCAATAGCAAGTCTGATAGCGCCTTCATCATAGTACTGCGACTTAGCACACCATCTAAATTTTTCAGGTGAAAATGAGATTGCATCACATGGAATGTTTTGCTGCCAAATCCAGTAATAAGTATCATATAAACATTGTAGTTCTTCCTCGGGTCGCGCTGTAAGTAAATGAATCCAATATCCACGATGTTTTAGCTGATGCAAAAGCTCCAGTGTAGAAGTATTTACACTAAGATTTGCAAAGCCGCCTTCATTTAAAAACATTTTAAACACAGCTTCTGAGTTCATGTCTATTTTGGAGAGTGCACTTATAAAGTAATATTCTTTTGTATTTAAATCAACATCAATATTAAAGTTTTTACCAAGCCACTCAGCAAAACCAGATCTAAATTCTGCAAGAACATCGTCAATATCGACAATAACTACAGGTTGATCTTTGTTCCATTTTTTTTGTTGAAACTCATGAAGCTTATTAAGATAAATATCTTTTTTATCAAAGGCGCTTTCAAACTCTTTTGGGGTAATTCCCCATGTGTTTAATGTTGCCATCATATATCTAATAACGTCAACAGTCTCGTAAAGAACAGTTTTTCTATTGGCAACAGGCTCTGAGTGTTGGTGATGATTTTTATAGTTTGTTGCATTAACTAATGCACTGAGTTCAGCATGTGCGCATAATACGTTTTCTTGTGTTATCTTTTCCTTTAGTTCCTGCGATAATTGATCGGATCTTCCGACTATTTTTTTATTGTATTCTAATTGCTTGTTCATCATTTCTTTGAATGTCATTTGTCACCTAGTATTTATTTGTTAGTCTTTCGTGTATTTTTTTGTCTTTTTTAACGTATGCAGAAAAAAGATCATCATGGCTAAAACCTGAAGCAATAATTAAAGAAAAGAAGTAGTTAAAAGCATCAACAATTTCTTCAAGGTACTCTTCAGCATCGACATCTGGAACGTCAGTTAGCTTATGGTCCTTCCAGTTTTTTAAATGTTGTAGCGCTTCAAACATTTCTTCAACTCCTTTCAGAGCTAGCTCCCTACAAAGCTTTTGACCAGACTTTGTGGAAATATCAACAGGAACATTAGGATAACTTCCAGGTATCTCTTTTTCAAGTCTGTCAATGAAATCTTTTCTCATTTTAAACATTGCTTCAAGTTTACAATCCATGCCTACTCACCTTTTTGTTCTTCAATAAACTCTTTCATTTTTTCTAATGACTCTTGAAATGTCTTCTCGTATTCTTCAGTTAAGTACAACATTCCGTCTTCGTCACTCGACAATTCAATTCTTCGAAAATGATCTGAGATATCTGTTCCTTCAAGAAGCCCAATTTGTAATAATTGAACAATGTGTGCGACGACTTCATCTGTTAGTTTTAATTTTGTCATATTTTCTCCTTTTTTATTTTTGTAATTCAGGTACCCAAAAAGTTGAGCGCCCATCCTTTGTTTTTTCCTTTACAATTATATTATTATAAGGATCAGTTTTACAATTGTATACTGCAAATCTTCTACTAAAGACACCACTTTTTCCATTGGGTTGTCTATAGTTTTTAATTGTAGCGCCACCCTGGTTGTATGAAACTCTTATAATATTATGTATAGATTTATTTAGATTGTCAAATTCAGCTTCTGTTAAACTTTCTACAGTTCTTGATGGTTTAATACCAGCAGCATATAAAGTTTCCGATTTTAAATAATTGCCAACCCCAGAGACAACGGATTGATCCATTAGTGCTTCGACAATTGTTTTCTTTTTTCTTTTTAAAAGTCTTGATTTAAACTCGTCTTTTGTTAAAGTCTCAGAAAGCATATCGGGACCTAGCGAAGATAGTTTCTTGTTAAGCTCTGATGTTTGATGAACAAATTTTAGCGTTCCAAAGTTTCGGACGTCATTATAATAAAGATATGTTTCGTCATCAAATAAAATTGAAAAACGAGAATGTTTTGTTTTTTCTTGTGACCACATTCCTGTCATCCCTAGCGTACTAAACATATGAAATACTTTCGCACATGTTTCATTCACTTTATATTGCATTGTAAAATAAATAAACTTTCCTTTGCAATTAACGTCAACTATCTTTGCAGGAAGAAAAACATCAGACAATCCAGGGACCTCACCTTTTTTAGCATATCTTCCTGATAGTATTTCTAAGTTGCTAAATTCTTTTCCAATAAATTTTTTAAGAAAATCTGTTGTTATTTTAACTTCTGGGCCTTCTGGCATGGTGTAACTCCTTTTATAATTTGTTTTTATTTTATTTTAATAAAAGGATATAACATTTACACTATTTTTGTTTTTTTATTTCTTTACGCGTTAGAGGTCTTGTTCCAGTTTTTCTTTTTATTCTTTTGTTGACTACATTTTTAATCTCATCTTTCGTTTTTTCTATTCCTGATTGTTTTAATATTGCATCAATTGCCATAATTTTTTGATTTTCGCTTAGGTCAATCCATTTCCAGCCTATTGAACTTTGAATTAATCTTATTTTTTTTTCAATTCCAGAGATTCTTTTTTGTATGTCACTTAGAAAATTTTCTTCAAACTTAGATATGTTTATTCCTAAAGTAAGTGCTATAGGAAGAATATCAGCAAACTTCTTGCTATTCATCTTTTTCTGAGCGTCTAAAAGAAGTTCTTTTCTTTCTTTCTTCTCATCATCTGTCATTCCAAAAAGCTTATCAGGATGAGTTCTTTTTAATATTTCTCTTTCAATTTTCTTTGCCCATTTAGGAACTTCGTCTACCTTTGGTGCTGGAGGTGTGTTTAAAATGCCATGATTGTTATAAGTTTGTGTTGTTGGCTTTTCTTCTTCTAGGGATATTTCACCATTAATATGCAAAGAATGAATTCTTATTTTTATATCTTGATCGCCTTCTTCTTTTCTTGATTGTTCTCTTGAAAGTCTAAGGTTTAAATATCCTAAATGTAATATTTCTTCTCTCATTTTTTTCTTTTAATAAAGAAGTAAATCTCAAAAACAGGCCAAAATAAAACTATGTGTAGTTTAATTTTTTTTTCAACTTTTGTTTTTATATTTTTAATTTCATTTCTATTTTTGCTACTTGCATTTTGATACATAACCTCTAAAAGTGTATTTTGAAAATGAAACACAGTGTAGTATTGAAAGCATAAAAAAATATAAAAAGATAAAAACATCAATGTTAAATTAATCATTTTCTTTTCTCCTTTAACGGCACAGGTCTTTCTCCTATTTTTCTTTTTGACTCTCTAATTCTTTTGATGCTTCTTTCTCTTTTTTTTTAATTTTTTCTTTTTGAAAAATTAATGATTTAACTTTATATTCAAAAGTAGATGCGTCTATAAAAGATTTAAGATTTACAAGACTTTTAACAATATTTTCTTTTTTATATTCGTCAGAAGATATTTCAATTAAAACCTGATCTATGAAAGCAGAAGTTTGAAGAAGTGATTTTGCCATACTTTCTTCAAACGATTTTTCAACTATTTCTTTAATTGATTCATATTCGCTGTTTTGATTATTGCTCATATTTTACTCCTTTTATTTTCTATTTTAAATATAAATAGGACATTGTTAATAAAAAACCAGACTCAAAAGAGTCTGGTTTAAGCTTACGAGCAAAATAGAAAGTATTATAATATTATGCTCTAACAATAATTGTTACTGTATCATCTGCCTCAAGATCAAATGTAAATTTAAGATCTGACGAAGCTAAATCATCTGTGTTGATTGCATAATCACCTGCTGAAGATCCTGCAAGTGCGCCGAAAGCAACAGAGCTTGATTGCAACAATTGTCCGTTAACAAAAACGTCGATAGCATTAAATGCATTTGCTTCGGAAACAGCGCTAAGGTCAAAGCTAGAAGCAGAAACTGAATCTGAAAGTCTATCACCCGATGTTAAAGAGGCTGTAACTTCATTTATAAGCTTTGATGAATTAGCTGCCCCACCTTGTTCTGCGAAGCCTAATGTTAATTCACTTCCGTCAACACTTGAAATACTAAGAACCTGTCCTGATGTTCCTACTCCGGCGGGTAAGAGCATCGAATAAGTTGTTACATCTCCAGCCGATTTTATTGTAGTTGTAGCATTGCCATCATTATCTTTAAGAACCAAAGAGCCTGGATTTGAGCCGTCTCCGTCAATAGTCAAAGAGCCTACAATCTCATGAGCAAAAGCATTGTCTAAGGTAAATAGAGTATTTGAATCATTTTGAAAAACGATATCAAAACCACCTTCTGTTCTAACAGTTAGATCTCCAGCAGTGACCACATTTGTATCACCAGAACCTGACAAATCTAAACTACCCGCTCCAGTAAAGGCGATTCTGTCATTGGCAGATCCAAACTGTACTCCAGCTAATCTTAGATTAAGATAGTCGTTTTCTGATACTCCAAATGCAGGAGCTGCAAAAGATGCAGATGCCGCAGAAGTTGCTGATTTTCCTAATTGAAAGATATCACCAGTTCCGTCATAATAAAACGCTGGTAATTTAGCGCCAGTGGCTCCTTTTGCAAAAACAATACCTCTGTCGCCTAAATCAGTCCAGGTACCGTCGGATCCTGAAACACCTAGACCGATGATTGAATCTTCAATTGTTAGATTTTGTGTATCAATAGTTGTAGTTGTACCATTAATATCAAGATCTCCTGCAATTGTAACTTTTCCGGAACTAGAAATCTGAATAGCAGTAGTAGCTCCAGTAGATCCAATATATCCATCGTTTGGAATTACAATATCGTCACCAAAAGTAACAACACCATCTCCATCAATTGAAATAGCAGTAGTAGCTCCAGTAGACCCGATGTTTCCGTTGTTTGGAATTACAATATTACCAGAAAAAGATGCATTCGAGCCTACAGCTAGGTCGCCATCGATCTTTGCGCCAAGAGAAGCTGTTACAGCTCCTGTTACGTCTATTGTATGCGCAAAGGCACCTGCTGCTGAGTTTGTAAAAGATCCTGCACCATGAATTCTTTTGATTGCAGCTGCCATATAAGACAAAGTATCAGAAAGATTTCCCGCTGAGATATCACCTGCTGCTATTGCAGCCCCACTGTTAATTGCATCATCAATATCCTTTCCAGTTCCTATAGACCCTGTGATTTGAGGCAATCTAATTTGTGTTCTAATAGCCATATTATCCTCCGTTTGTTAAATACGCTATATATTTTTTATTTAAACTTTAACTACGAACTTAACTTAACTTAACTTAACTTAACATAACTTAACTTAACATAACTTAACTGGAGAACTGTAACAAGAATAGATATTCTAGTGTTTTGAATTTTTCAAAATTAATTTTATTTTTTTCATCGAATCATCGAATCTTGAAGATTCGCTATTTAAATATTCAATTGAGTATTTATTGCAAACTTCATCTTCGTCAAAGAAGACAAAAACAAAAGGTCTAGAGTTTTGAACACTTTTTACCTGTGCGCCTCTCATTAAGAGATAGGCAGCAAGACCTATGTCATTAGTTGTAAAAATTTTATCAATCATCTTAAGTCACCTTTTACATATAAGTATTCTTGAAATATTGAGTTGTTATCAAAAATAATATTTAGTTCAACCTAGCACTCTTTCTTTCATGTCGTCAAATGTATAGGGTTCTGCTAGCCTCATATCTTTTGTAAAAAGCTTGTTGCACTTAAGAACTATACGGCCATCCTGTGTTGTGCCAAAAAATATTAAATCTCTTGCATGTGAAACTACAAAATGATTATTATAATACCATATAACGCCAACTGCCTCACCCAGAGCAGCTCTTACACACTGTCGAGACCAGACATCAAAAAGGTGGTAGTCGCTTTTAATTAAATTTTCGTCTTCGTCATAAAGCTCAAATTGCTTGTACCACTTTTGCATGTTTAATACAAGATCTGTATTGTTTATTTCGAGAGCTATATATTGAAGTCTTTCAGGAAGTTGTTGAAATATACCTGTGTTTCGAACTGAATGTTCATCTTTATTACTAAATCGTAGACCATGATTTGGGTTATAAGACTTTACATGCCATGGAACACCTTGAATCTGGACATCATACGGACCATTAGGTTCTACATTTAGAAACCCGCCTGCAAAAGCCAAAGCTGCCAAAAGCTCCCCTTTTCCTATTTCAACCCCGCCTGTTGAATGAAGCTCGCCTATTCTAAGAAGACTTGGTACTCTTTCTTCAAGATTTATGACACCTCTAATTGGAAGTGAGCCTACTTCACTTATTAAAATGCTCTTAGGGATTTTTAGAATTTCACGCTTAAAAGGACCTTCAAGTCTCTCTGGGACACTTATAAGTATGTCTCTTATTTGTTGCGATTTTGAAATAGTCTTTCTTTTCATTCTATCATTCCCATTGATTTTAAATAGTCATATATGACTTTATTAACAGGTCCTTTTCCAAGCCAATCTTTGTTTTCTCCGCTCATATAACTGTGGGACGTGGGCTTATCCAAATGTGTATTTTTCTTATTTGACTTTTCGTACTTTTGATCTTTATGCTTTTCATAAGGATTTAAAATTTCTTTAATAGTCTTTCTTATTTCATGTCTTATTTTTTTCATACTGGTGGATCCTCGAGGTCTCTGTCTGAATCTTCAAGAGATTTTTCTCCAAGAGATCTTCTTGCCTCTTCTCTTACAATAGCACTAGGGTCATTATCTCTCAAATACTCAATTACGCTTCTAGGTCGACCGTCTGTCCACTTTGCAATAAACAGTCTAACTTGTTCTACTGGGTCGGAAAATAAAATCTCATATATAGCAGGAGTCAACGCATCCACATTTAAAGCAACACGAGACCTGACTTCTTCACTTAGGTTTTCGGAACCAAGAATGTCGAGCAAAACATTTTCAGGTGTTTTTCTACAGCTAGAAATCAAGCCAACAAATTTATTTAACAAAGCTGAGTTGTTTTTGATACTTTCATAAAATAAATCAATTGCTTTTGAACTAGGTGTATGATTAATAATTAAGTTCATTTTAAATATTTCTGCCATTCCAGGATGTGATAAAAGAAGATCGTCAGCTACTTCTTCAGGCAGTTTATCATTCATGGCAATTTTGGATAATATATTTTTATCTTGGGACTTTGCTATTTCTTTTGCCGCCTCAAGAGTTATTGAGGTGTTGTTTGCAAGACATGCCTTTACTGAATTTGTTTTGTCTTTTGCCAAAACCATCTGTATATCAGGTCCTATTATTGGATTCTGAGCAATGGCACATCTTACAGTCTTTATTCTATCTCGAGAAAGCTTTAGAATTGCTGACTGACTTAGGCTAGGCTGTCCTGCTAGACCTGATCTTATAAAGCTGTCTGGATCATTTAAAAACATTTCAACAACATCAGTGTCTAAATCCTTTCTATTTACAGCTCCGTATCTAACATTTTCATCTGTGTCTCTGAGCAAGGTTATAATTGTCTCTCTTGGCAATTTACGAGCACTATAGCTAATAGTGTATTTGAGATCAGGAGATCCATTTTTAATGTGATAGTTTATAAACTCTTCAGGAGTGTGAAGATTAGAAAAAAGACTCCGAAGAACAAATTCACTGTCAGGCAAAGTAGTAAAATTATCAGTGAGAGTTTTTATTACATTTAAAATTATTTCTTTTGTTGATTTCGGGTTGCTTGCAATGTTACTTAGTATTGTAGCTTTTTTAGCATAAGAAAGTTCACGCAGTATTGAGATTGGACATGATTTATTTGTGCACAGGATTTCCATAATATGTAAATTGTCAGGCTTTGATACTTCATAGATCTCATAATATAGCTCTTCAGGTTCTCCTTTCAGGATAGCAAGACTTCTTAGTACTTTTGGATTGTTTTCTTTTGCAAGCCTGATTTTGGTTTTGAGGGAAATACCTTCAGCGGAATTTGTTCCGATTCTATGTTTTAAATTTGACTCTCTATATATTGCGCTAATTTTAACCTCTTCAGAATTAGTTGACATTAAAACACTTTCAACTTCATCTGCACTTGCATATGTAGACATAACAAACGCTTTTTGAACTATTTCACTCGGATCAGATGCTATCTCTCTTCTAACTTCTTCGCTTTTATTGTATTCAAGATAGGATTCAATGTCACTTGCAAACATTTCCAAATCGTTTTCTGAGTTATTTGCTGCTGCCCTCATGTTTCTATACTGATGTAAGTTTATAGAGCTAAAATACGAAACAATGTCTATTTCAGGTCTGTCTGGATTGCCAACATCTTTTTCAATCTTTTCAAATAGAGCTGTGCCTAGAAGCTTGATACAGTCTGGCTCTTTTAGAGACTTATTGTCTCCATCAACAGTTGCATAATTATCATCAGACAGAGCTATATGGTTGCCTGACTTTACAAAGCTTAGGCACAGCTTTCTCGAACCATGCCTAGGATTAAACCCATTTTTTCTTGTACAATAGTACATGTGCATATTAAGTCTTCTATGATAGTTTAAAAACATGTTTCCATTTCCGTCTACACTTGTACACCAGCTCATTTTACCAATTTTTGCCTCGTTACTAGCATAAAAAACTTTGTCAGGACCCATTTTAGCAAGTGCTATAGAACCTTGATATGAATCTGGGTAACAAACAATCCAGTTGTCATCTTCGTGAATTACTTCAAAATGAAGAGTGTCTCCAGCAAATCCTTCATCTAAGACTTTTTGTAGCACTTCAGTTCTATTAGATGTAGAGGAGATAATATCTACGTAGGATTTAAAGTCTTCGTATGTAGCTAGCTTATTTTTAATTAGCTCTCCAAGATTTATTGATTCATTTGCTGTCCCGGGAACAGATACATTTAATTCTGCTCCGGATCTAAATGGGTCAGCTATTTTTTGCTTTATCATTGGATAAAAAGCTACAATATCTTGAAACGAATGATTTTCACTTTTTTCAAGTGTATTAAAAAGCATAGATCTAAAAATATCGTCGTTAAATGGATGTGAAAAACCACCGTTTCTTGGATTAATCATGGAGTCAAAGTCTTCTAGGCTTAGCTTTCCTTGATCTACAAGCTTTTTAAAAAGCTTCTTTTTAGATTCTAGCAACAATCGTGCCTCTTTAAGAAGGGTCTTTTTAATTATTTTTCTTATTTCATATCTTATTTTTTTCATATTCACCTTTCAAGTATTTCAAATATGTTTGGCCAAAATTTCTTACAAATATCTATCATCCCATGAGCAAGATCTACTATTTCTTTTTGAGCTCCTTCATGAGTTCTTAGATTAATAAACTTAATTAAATTGTTTAAGTTAACTGTTGCCATGTATTCAGTATACATGTTTTGAGGAAGAACACCTCTTGCTTGCTCTCGACAAACTCCAGCACTTACAAGGTTTCGATACAATTGCAGCGACGCAGCATGATGGTTTTCAACTATTCTTGATGCAGTTCCTCCAAAATGAGACATCTGAGGATCTATTAAATCATCTGAATTTGAAGCTTGTCTGTTGGACTTGTGCTGGGTTCTAAATTCTTTGGGAGAAAAGAACTGAATGTCAATATCTGTGTATCTTCGACTTATTTCGTTATACGACCACGTTCTATGTCTATGGTGTTGTCTTGCGACAAAAAGTGGGACTTTAATTCTAAATGTAACAACGTTGTGTTCAAGGGTTGATGTATGTTTATGTTTAATAAGATATTTAATCAGCTTTTGATCTCTTTCATCTAAGGTATCTTTTTTCTTACCAAAAGAAACTCTGGCTGCATTAACAATCGTTACATCGTCTCCCATGTGTTGGTCGTATTCTATAAATCCTATTCCGTCATCATATAAATTAATTTTCATTTTAACTCCCTTTTTATGATTATATTAAAGATTCAGTATTTTTTCATAGTCGTAACCAAGTTTGTCACATAACTCGTGAAAAGAATCATGTCTATCTTTAACTGTTAATCCTGTTCTTTTTAAAATATTTTGAACAGCTTTTTCATAGTAAATACCGTCGTTCCCTATGTAATGAAGTAAATACTCAATAGGTGAAGACGGATTTGAAAGAGCGTAGAGAACATTTTGACGTGAAGATCCTATTGTTCCTTCTCCTTTAATTATTTCGATCAAAAACTCTTGCGGCGCGCTAGGGTTAGAAGCAATGGTAAATTTTATGCTTGGATTGTCAAGTTTTAAAAGCGTTTTTAAAACATCTTTTGGTGAGTTTCTGTTTCTTGCAAGTCGAAGAAAAATATCAAAGTTTTCAAATGAAAGGCTTATTTCATTTAACAAATCGCGTAATAGATCCTGACTTGCAGAAGGATTTTCTGCAATGTTCATTTTTACTCTTTGTGCTTTATCAACGTGAGAAACTGACCTAAGTGCTTCTTTAAAATATTTGGGATCAACAAACTTGTTTTGCGAAATAAACTCGTAAACACTGTCAGATGATATTATTTTATCTTTAAGAACCTCATCGATAATATTGCTTGTTACATTTTTTGATGTCAAAATAGCACCAATAAATTTGTTTGATGAAACACTATCTAGCTCACTTACAGGTATTTTTTGACCTCTCCCAGCAAATGCATCAAGACGATAGTACCAAGACTTCCAGAAAATGTATAAGAGCTCTTTTGTCATACCTTTGTGATTAATAAGGTCATAGTATCCTCCAAAGGGAAGTTTTCTAGGCTCAGAGCATATTATTTTTAAAACTTCATTTGAAAGATCACCTCTTCTTTTAAGAAGGCTTGCTCTAGAATATCCTGTTACTATTTTTAAAACTTGCAAAATATGTTCATTAGAAGCAAAGTTATTATCTAAGAGCTTGTTAATCAGGTGATCTCTATCTTTAGCGGAAGCTTCTAGAAGATGTTTTGATATTATTTCGCTATCTATTTCTTTACAATATTTAAATATTGATGATGACACGTGCAGTCTATTAACACTGCTTTCAAGTATGGCACTTATAACCTTGTTTTCAATTAGATCTCCGCATTTTTGCAAAATTCTTAGAATGACTACAGACTTGACTCTTAAATCTTCTAGACTTTCATTTAAAAGAGTTTTTACAATTAAACCGTTTGCCTCTTGTCTCGTAGGTTTAAAAAAGCCGTTTTGAATAGTAAGAGATGTAGACATGACAATATGTTTATTATTGTCTTCAAGTATTAACTTCTTTATTTCTGGGTTTTTATTATATTTTAAAAAGCTAGGTATTTCTTGTGAAAAATGCTCAATATATACTTCATCTGATCCCGCTGCTTTTCTTAGATCTGAATATTGCCTTGCTGAAACTGATTCATAATAGTCCCTTATGGATATTTCCAACCTATTTGGTTTACGTGCATCATTGATCACCAAATTAATCATTTCTTTTCCTACGGCAGCAAGACAATCCTCATCAGTTTTAAATGGCTTGTTTTTACCATTGACGGATGCAGAGCCAAGTGCCAAGCTTGTATTATTGTTAACCTTTTTAACACTAATGCAGACTTTTCTATTAGCATCTTGATTGTTAAACCCGCTTTTTTTGGTAAAGTAGTACATGTGCATGTTAAGTTTTCTATGGTAGTTTAAAAACATGTTTCCAGGACTATCTATAGATGTGCACCAACTCATCTCTCCAATTGTATCAGGTGGTGTATAGTAGTTTTTATCTGGTCCCATTCTAGCTGTGGCTATTGAGCCAAGGTATGTTTTTGGATAAACTACAATCCAATCATCTTTATCATAAATAACTTCAAAGTTCTTAACGTCCCCTCTAAACCCTTTGTCAAGAACCTCTTGTAAAACAACAGATCTTGCGTCAGTTCTATTTATTAAATCAAGATATTCAAGATATTTTGAAAATGTTAAATCTTCACTTTCAATTAGATCGACAATAGGGAAAAAGCCGTCTGATGTGCCTGGAATTCTTGGATTTTTTAGCATCTTTTTACTATGCACATCAATAATTTTTTGTTGAAACATTGGAAATGAGTCAATAATTTCAGAAAAAGTATGATTTTCTTCGTTAATGAATGTCTTATAAACCATTTCAGTAAAGACAGGGTGCTTAAAAGGACCTTTCAGGCCTCTAAACACACCGCTTTTGTCAAACTTAAAAACACTTCGATATTCATCTTCTGTTATTTTATTGTTGTTAAGAAGTTCTTGAAACTTTTGTCTGATTATTTTTAATTTTGTTTCAATTAAAAGCATTACACTTTCAGCAATTAAAGATTTTACTTTACTTTTTACATACTCTTTTTTAATTGCCTTTTTAATACTTTCACTAAGTATTTCTGGCATTTTAAATATCCTCTAATAACTCTTTAATATCTAATCCAGCACAGTCAATCTTTCTTCTTGTTAGATGAAAGTGATTAATAAACCCTCTAAACTTATCCTGCTCACACTCCTTTGAAACTGTTTCTAGCATTGCTCCAGATGTGTCTAGAGGCGTTTCAAATGGAATACCATAGTAATTACCACATGCTTTCCAAAGTGCCTTTAAAGCTTGGATTTGAACGTCGTAAAAACCAGTAAAAGGTTTTTGCTTAGATCCATGCACGGTTGCATTTTCAATAACAGGTCTTTCTCCAAATCCGTTTTTCTTATACCAGTCTTGGTATTTTAAGCTATGAGCATTTGATATTTCAACACCAATTGACGATGCATTCCACGTTTTGCTTCCAGCATGATAGGCAATATGATTTGCATCACAACCTTGATAAATAGTTCCGTCATTGTCGATCATAAAATGAACTGCGAGACCTCTTTGATTTAAAACTCTTGCACACGTTTTTGAATTTAGACAAACATCCCAATGATTAACAAATGTCTTTACATCACGCTTTCCGCTATGCGGTCTCCAACCTTTTTCACACTTAAGACCCTCGTCCCAAAGAATTACCTTTGGCCATTCAATACTAACGAACTCTCCGTTGCAAACAATGTGATCAGAGTTTTTTCCGTGTGGAGGTTGATAATCTGATATTTTTGATTCTCTATCGGTTACAACTCTTCTAAATGTACCTGGGCCCAGCATACCATCGTCATTTAGACCATTTTCTTTTTGAAATTTTTTAATAGCATTTATTAGATCACTATTAAAACCTGATACACCAAACCATTCTGGTTCCCACCCTAGTTCAGCTGCAGTTTTTTTATTGTACTCTATAGCTTTTGACATTGTTTTCTCCTATTTTAGCTTTCTTTGTAAGAAATAAACAAATGTTTCTAGTTCATTGTAGTTTGAAGCTAGCAGATCATCCATCCCTTTTGTCATTATTTCATATTTTTCAAACTCTTCATAAGCATATTCAATTTCTTTTAAATGATTAACAATAATATTAAAAGATATCTCTGCAATCTCTTGTGAATCCTTGTTGGCGGGTGTCGGTATCTGGGATAAAACTTGCCCAACACTTTGTGATATTGTTACAGGGCATGCTATTGTTTCATCTCCTGTTATTGCCATAATTTTTTCAACTATTTGATCAAAGTATTCGTTAAAAAAGTTGTATATTTTATCATATAGAATATCATGATCTGCCATAAAAGACATTCCTTTTGTTAAGTGATGAGCAGCATGGAACCAGGTTTCAATGGCTTTAACACTTCCTACAAATTTGTGCATTTCACTCATATGTGTCTCCTTTTTTTTAGTTAATTATAAATATAAAAAAAGCCCGCAATTTGCGAGCTTTTATGAATAATGTTAAGTAGAATATTATTCTAGGCCAATAGACACCTTAACATCGATATTTAAAACTGGGATCTTCAAGTGGTTTACAATCTGATGTTTTAATGTTTCTTTGGCATCTAAAAACCAGTCTGCATGACCTTTTTCATGAATAATTTTAGAGAAGTAATCATCAGCATGACCACAATTTCTAGACATCATTGTAAGAAGCTTTTCATTTAATCTTTCTGTCTCTTTTGCGTCTGCCTGAATTTCTTCGTTTTTACCCCACGATCCTGACGATACTTCATGAATCATCGCAGTGGCGTCTGGATCCATGTATCTCATACCTTCGTCTCCAAAGGTCGCAAGAGCAATTCCGCAACTCATTGCTTTTCCTTGAATAATTGTTGCAACCGGTACAGGACATGCCTTGATCATAGAGACCATTGACATTAAAGAATAGACTTGACCTCCGTAGCTATCAATTATAATGGGAATTACATCTTGACCTGAGTTTATTGCAGCATTCATGTCTCCTCTAAACTTTTTTGCTGACTCTTCATCAAATTTATTTACAGTTATAATTACAGGATTTTTACGCAAATCCACTTTTTCAATTTTATTATCAATATTAGTTTTCCAAATCATTTTTTCTCCTTATCCACACTTACTTGATCCACAATTTTTACATGTTGCACAGCCCTCTTGGTATACAACTGAGTCCTCTGCATTACAATCAGGACATATTTTTACTGTTGATGTTGTTCCATCTTCGATATAAGACTTTAAACATCTTGAAATAACCTTGCTGAAACTGAACATGTCCATCTCTTTATCTTTTTGCATTTGTTCTACAAGATACTGAACGGGCACACCATGTCGCAGTGAAGTAGAAATAACTCTTGTGTAACCTGCATGATTAGGATTGTCAAAAACAGATACCACGTCTTTTACAACAAGCTTATTGTCACCCTCACCAATAGAAAGGTCATATTTGCTGTTCTTTGTTTTAAAGACTCGTTTATATAGTTTACCATTGCGGAATTTAGAAGGTATCTCTATCTGATCTGCAGAACCTCCAATGACCTCGTATGGTTTGCCATTGAGAAGACCTACAAGAACAACCCATTTTTGACCTTTAACTGACGTGTGATAAATATCACAATCTAACTCTTCTGGTCTTTTTGGTGCATCTCTTTCTATAATTCCTGATTCTTCAGGATTCTTTTCATCTGTTGAAACAAGAACTCCAGAACGAGAACCATCACGATACACTGTCACACCTTTGCAACCAAGCTCCCAGCCCATCATATAGATATCTTTTACAGTTTCTACATCGATGTCAGCAGGAAGATTTGTGGTATTAGATATTGCGTGACATATCCATTTTTGTGCAGCAGCTTGCAGTTTCACTTTCGCACGCCAGTCGATCTCATTAGCAGTAGCACCATGATACGGGCTAAACGCAACTGCGTGATTTAAGTTATCTTCAGACGCGGTTGTTCCATGATCGCTATCTAACCATTGCTTAAACCCATGATGATACACATTGAACTCTGTCCATTCGTCGCCTAAATCGTCCACAAACATCACTTCTTCATCAGCTTGAACTTTTTTGCGTCGTTTGTAGTATAGCATGAATGCAGGTTCAATACCACTCGTTGTCTGAGTCAAACAAGAAACTGATCCAGCAGGAGCAGTTGTTGTATTGGCGATATTTCGTCGACCATATTTTTTATAGTCAGCTTGAACTTCAGGTGTAAGCTCTGATATTACTCTATCAAGAAAAGGATGGCCCGATTCTTTTTCTAAATTCCAGATAGGAAAGCTTCCTCTTTCTTTTGCTAGCTGAATAGACTCTTCATAGGAAGCTAGTGATAGCCACTTGTAAATTTCTTCTGTTGTTTTAATGCTTTCGCTAGAACCATAAGTTTCTCCTAGCATTGCAAGCGCATCACCGAGACCAGTTACACCCAATCCAGTTCTTCTTCCTTCAATAGCAACTTTTTTAATTGTTTGCCACAAGTTTCTTTCTGGTTCTTTTACAAATTCGTTTTCAGGATCAGACTCAATCTTGGCAAGAATTTTATCAATTTGCTCAATTTCGAGGTCAATCATATCATCCATTAGTCGTTGAGCTTTCTTTGTAACTTCTCTAAAATGACCATAATCAAACTCGGCGTCTTTTTTCCATGGGTTCTTTACAAAAGAAGCAAGGTTTACCAGCATTAATCGACATGAGTCATAAGGTGACAAGATTATCTCACCGCACGGATTAGTTGAAACAGATCCAAAGCCGCAATCTGTATAAGCGTCAGACGGAGTCATACGCGTTGCTGTGTCCCAAAATAAAACACCCGGCTCAGCAGAAGCGTGTGCTCCTTCAATTAATGCATCCCAAACTTCTCTAGCATCAACATGATCATGTACTTCAGGCGACTCTGAGTCTACAGGCCAGCGTTGAATATATTCACTTCCTGATTTAACTGCCTTCATAAATTCATCCGTTACACGAACAGAGATGTTTGCTCCTGTTACCCTCGTCAAGTCACGTTTAATTTTAATAAACTCCATTACTTGGGGATGGTGAACTGAGATTGAAAGCATTAGTGCCCCTCTTCGTCCACCTTGAGCAACTTCACGACATGAATTAGAAAATCGATCTAAGAAAACTTCAATGCCGTCAGTTGTTTTTGCAGCATTGGATGTGTACATACCTTTTGGTCTAATTGTTGATACGTCAAAACCAACACCGCCGCGTCTTTTCATGATTTGCACTTGCTCTTGATCTGTCTTAAGAATGCCCCCGTAAGAATCGGCAGGGGATTCAATGACAAAGCAGTTCGATAAAGATTGAATTTTTGCTTCATTTCCTATTCCGCTCATTGGTGACCCTTGCGGGACTACGTATTTAAAATCTTTAAATAACTGATAGATCTCTTCCAAGACCATGTTATTAGGATATTTTCTTTCAATTCTTGCGAACTGACCCGCTAATCGTCTATGCATATCGTCTGGTGTTGATTCAAGATAACCACCTTCTTCGTCTTGCAAGGCATATTTGTTTGTAAATACGCTTGCTGCTAGCTCATCGCCACCAAAGTATTTTAGCGATGCGTTATATACTTCGCTGTTTGTGTATTTAGTCATTATTATCTCCGTTTACTTCTTTCCATTTCTCTTTTAATTTTTCTTTTAAGCTAACATTACCCATTGCCATTGCCTCATCAAGTGTTGTTATTTCCGAGTCTGGCATAATGGAAAACCTAGATTGAGACGTATCAATATGAAGTGGGAACAAAATACCGTCTTTACCTGCACGGTTTTTTGCAACAAAAAGTCTAGCAACACCTTTTGCCTTTTCTTCTGGTTTTCTAGAAAGCGTAACAACAACATCGGCAACCATGGCTTTTCCGTATGCCTCTGACATGTTTTCCAAGCCCACAACGTTTGATGTTGAACCCTCTTTGTTTGACTGCGAGGCTGTCCAGATTGGAATGTTCATTTCCATTGACATGTTTCTAAGCTCTTCATAAATGAGCTTTAATTCATGACGTAATGAGTCAAACTTTCTGGTGCTTCTCATGATATCAGCGTAGTCAATAATAATTAGATTAGGTGCAAAAGATTTTAGCATAAGTTTTTCAATGTGATTTCTAAGCGTAATAACTGAAGCACTTCCAGTCGGGAACTCTTTAATGATAAGTCTTCCGTATTCTTCATCATTGTCCTTGTATGCTTTTATAACTTCGTCCTTTCGTTTAATAATTTCGTCGCTGGGTATATTACATAGGTGACTGTCGTATCTAATTCCTACAACATTTTCAGTTAATTCAAATGTATAATGAACTACATTTCTACCTCTCTTAATTGCCTCTGCACCTAAAGAAACAAGAAAGTGACTTTTTCCTACACCCGTTGGTGCAGTTATAACACCAATTTCACCTCTTCCAAGTCCTCCATTTAAAATTCCGTCTTTATCAAGAAAGTGAAGACCTGTGGGAACTGGGTTTCTATTGATGTGAACAAATCTATTTTCCATGTCTTCAAAGAAGTCGTGACCAATGGTAGAAGGAAGTCCTGCGCTTAAGGCTTGCTTCATGACACCAATAACAGCTTCAACTTTGTCAGTTGCTATAAGTTCAACTGCTTTTTCTAAGGCTTCTTTCATTGCTTGCTTTCTGCAAAAATCAAGAGAGTTTTCTTTTACATATTTTAAATCTCCGATGTCCGGATTTGCTCTAATTCTATGAAGAAAGTCTACAATTTGATCTCTTAATACTAAATCCTTGTCGTTTCTAAGTTCTTCTTTTACAATATTTAGCAAAGCTGGCATTGAAGGAAAGCTTTTGTATTGGATATAAAAGTTAAAATAGTTTTCTGTTAAAAACTTTAGATATTTTAACTCGAAATATTCTGGTGTCATTACTTCGCACATTTGTGCTGCCCAGTTTTTATCAGTTATAAAAGCTTGAAAGATTTTTTCTTGATATGATTTTCCGTATTTTTTAAAGTGAGCACTTTGATTCATTTGTTATCTCCCATGATTCTTGTTGCAAGAAACAATCTGTCGACATTAAAATTATTAATTCCATTTTTTAACAACAGTCTTATTGTTCCTAGTTTGTCTTTTGTTTTTTCTTTGTGTTCAATTGAAAACTTTACTTTTTTGATCTGCTCATTTGTTAAGCAACCAGTGTCTAAAATCATCAATTTTATATTTCGTTTAATTATATCTTTTTTTAATATGATTTTGCCATATTTTTTAATTTTTGTGTCATTATTGATTTTTTCATTGCATTCTTTGATTACATCTGATAGATAAAGATCTTTTTCTTCTTTAAACTCAGGAAAATATTTTGATAAAAACTTAAAACCCACCCCTTTTACACCTTCAATGTTATCACTTTTGTCTCCTACAATTGCCTTTGCCAAACAAAAGTTGTTTGGGTGAATTCCAAACTTGTCAAGAACAGTATTTTTATTAACATACCTTTTCCAGGTCGGAGAGTATATAACTGTATTGTTTGACAGTAACTGATAAAAATCTTTATCAGCTGATACTATCACTTTTTTTGTATCTTTGAAATAGTAATTTGAAAGATAAGCTATGATATCGTCTGCTTCGCAGTCAGGTACATAAATCTGGTCACATCCGGTTTTTTCAATAGTCTCTATTAAAAGTGATATTTGAAAATTTCTATTTACTATCGTATCAGGTATTTCGTCGTAGTATCTATTTAGCTTTGCAGGTCTTCTGCCTTGCTTGTACTCTTTGAGGATATTTCTTCTTTTTTGTGATCCACCAGACTCCCACACTACAATGGTTTTACTAGGAGAGACCTCCTCTATGTGCCTGCAAAGCTCATAGAGAAAGCCTATAACACCTCCTGTCTGATCGCCATTGGCATTCATAGCAGGATGTGCAACATAGTGTCTTGTAAATAGGTTCATTGCATCTATTATTAGAACCTTATTCTTCGAGTTCATTTTTGATAGCCTCTATTTCAACATATGACTCTGGGTCGATGTCTGGATCATCGTTAAACTTTTTAACCATACATGCGTCGAGAGCATCCATAATGTAGTCTCCATATTGAGGACTATCAATTAGCTCTTTGAACTCAGTTTTTCTAAACTTCTTCTCTTCGATAAGCTTTCCTTTTTTAGTATCAGTTACAGAAAAAGTTTTCCATGAGCCTGTTCCATCGATTGCAATTTCTAAATCACCTACTTGATAAGGGCTTGTTTTTCTTAGTAGATCAAACATTTGCTCGTGCTCATAGATACCTCTTCCAAAATGAATTTCAAAAGCACAAGATCTAAAAGGAAATGCAACTTTGTTTTTAATAGTTTTTGCTGATACATTGATACCAATGACATCTTCGCCGTCTTTGATTTGTTGTCCTGCACCTAGTTTAATTCTGATGGAACTATGAAAAGGTATTGCTTTTCCGCCTGGTGTTGTTGTTGGGTCTCCATACATTACACCGATATTAGTTCTAATCTGATTTAGACAGACAAATAAAACTCTTTGATCTCCAATGATTCCTGTGATTTTTCTCATTCCCTTTGAAATAGCTCTTGCTTGCAAACCAATGCTATTTTGATCATAGTCACCTACAAGCTCAGCTTTTGGAGAAGATGCAGCAACAGAATCCCATATAATTGTTACAGGTATATCCTTGTCAATAGATTTAGCCTTTAAGATAGTAGATTCAGCGATAGAGAGCACTTCTTCTGTACAATGAGTATCAACATAGACAAATCGTTGAGAAACGTCCACACCTAAGTTTCGCAAATTCTCAACGCTTGTTCCGTTTTCAGTGTCAATATAAACTACAATTCCACCTGACGATTGTGTGCTTCTTGCAAGCTGAGTTGCAATATGAGATTTTCCAATACTTGGTGGTCCAAATATCTCAACAATTCTTCCTTCTGGTAGACCTCCATTTTTTCTGTTTGAACAGATGTAGTCTAGCATTAAAGAACCTGTTGATATCCAGCGCTTGACATGAGTTGGTGAGTCTCCATTTGATAAGTTAAATGCTACTTGTGATCCATGTTCTTTGTTAAGCGCTTTGATAAGATCTTTTGTAAAATTATCGCCTTGTGTAGGGGGCGGTGAATCTTCATTTTTAGATTTTTTAGGCATAATTTCTCCTTTTATTTGATTATAATAAAATCTAATTTTATTTACAAAAAAAGCCAGGGCTTTGACACCCTGGCTAGGTGAATACTTTATAAGTAAACTTAGATTATTTTATGTAAGACTTGAAAATGCATCATCAAGAGACTTATAGGTTGAACCTTCACTAGAGCTACTAGTTTCTGTTGAGTCACTAGAACTACTAAAGTTTCTTGAAGTACCGTCAGAAGAAGTATCATCTCCGTTTAACCAATCGTTTACAATTTTTGTAATTTCATCATAAGACTGCAGTTAAAAAAGAGTATCAGTTTCTGGAACAGAATCAATCCATTCTTTCATTTGTTTTTCGTCTGAAGATAATTGACTTTGCTTCATTTTAGGTCGTACTGATGTTGTAGCCCATTGGCGACCTGCTGTCTTAATTGAAGAGACTGTAATGTCACGACCTGTATATGGATCTGTAATATCACCTACATCTTCATCAGCAAGCATTGTATAAAGCTCTGAATATACAGTTTTACCAAAGCCCCATATCTGGACACCTTTTTCTTCTTCGCCTCGAACAACTACAGGTGCATAAACTCGCATTTTTGGATAAAGCTTTTTGCAAAGTTCTTTACTTTCATCACTGCCGTCAGCACGAAGTTTTGTAATAAGTTCTTGAATAGGATCTGGTTTTCCAAACTGGTAAGGCGCCAAGATACCTCGATTTTTACCAATATTATAGTAGAAATGAAACTCTTTAAATGGAAGCCCGTCATCAGTTTTAAATGATAATAAGCGAACAGTTGAATCTGCTCCTTCTTGTGGCCGCCAATAAGATGTGCCTGTTTGTTTTCCTTGAAGTTTTGCTAGTTTGTTACGAATTGCATTGATGTCAAATGCCATGTTGTTTCTCCTTGTTTTGAATTATTGTGATTAATGTTTTTGTTTGAGTTTTAAATTTATTTATATGTTAACCACATCTTTAATAATAACATTATTTAATACGGTTTACACATTGAATAAATTTTTTTGAAATAATGTGTGTGTAAGAAATTATAGATGATTATCTGTATTTGTAACCTGTTGGAAGCATTTTTTGTTTATGCTTTTTCATGTTTTTTGGTGTTGAAAGTTTTGTCTGATATCCTGCAACATTTCCGCTTCCTAAGAAATTTGCTTCATCGATGTATTCACAAATGCATTCTTCATTCATAATTCCACATTTTTCGCATAAAGCGTCTTTTTCAACTATTTTTGCTGATTCATTGCATTTACAACCTTCATACATCATTCCGCATTCTTTGCACATTGCGTTTTCTTTTAACACCAGTCTAAAGCCGTTTGATTCAATATCTTTTTTTATCATTTGAAAAGTTTGTTTTTTAACAGCTTCGTTAAGCTTTTTAATTGAAAGCTGTTGTGCCTTTTGTGTAGCAGGAGAAAAAGACTTGTTATAGTTGTAGTCTTTTTCTATAGTTTTGTCTTTTTTCCACTCTTTAAACTCATCATAATCCTTTCCTAAGTCATCTTGATTGTTTCTTTCTGGGTCCCATTCTTTAAAATGAGTTGCAGTTTCATCTTCTTCAAAGTACTTATCGTCAAAAAGGTCTATTAATGTTTTTTTAGAGTTTTTAGATTCTCTCATTTTATATCTCCCATCAAAAGGTATCTTGCTTCTAATTGTATCTTTTTTTCTAATAGTTTCTATTTCTTCGTTTTCTGGAAACATAAGACTGTCATCATCATCGATGTGAACTCGAAGCTGGCCGATTTTTTTACTAAAGTTTGCGTCAGCAGTTCCTTCAAACCCGCCACCACTAATTTTTGGTGGGCTCATATCCTGATTTAAGCTTGTAGACAAGCCATCACCAGATCCCATCCCGCCAAGATGTGAAACATGTCTATTAGATTTTTTCATTTTACCTCTGTAATAATTATAGGAAACTTATTATTAAAACCTGGTATTCCAATATTTTTTTTGTTAAGATTATTAGTTATCTTGTCTGCAGAGCTTTTATCAGCGTCGATTATCATTGCATCGTGAATAAATCCAATTATTTTGAAATTCATATTTGCACTTTTTAAAACGCTGTTTATTTTGCTAAAACACATCATAGAAACGTCAACACCTGTTGACTGAAGATAATGATTGATATTCGAAGAGGAGTTTTTAAGTTTTCTACCATAGTGATTTCTAAAGTAACCTTCTTGAATTTCTGACTTTATTTTAATTGCAAGCTCATGGTAACCCATGTTTGATTTGATTCTTCCTACGATATCTTCGATGTCATAAAGCCAATCTACGTCCTTGAGATCGTTTTTTATTGTACTCATACTGGCTCCATAAAGTATTTTAAAAGTAAGCTCTTTAATAAAGTCTCTTTGGCCACCATCATTTTCTGATTTGTATCCCGTATTGAAAACCGTTTCTTGTATCCAGGTGTAAATATCGTCTGGAACCTCTTTATTAAAGAGACCCATTAGAATTCTAGGCTCTAGATTTTTAATGTCAATCTCTAGTATTTTTCCATTTTCAAAAGAAGAACCAATAATATTTCTATTTTCTTTTCTCAAGGTTAGTAAGTTTAAACCACTAGATACTGTCATTCTTCCTGTTGAGGTATTAAAGAGTGAGTATTTTATAGGTTTAAAACACATTGTTTCTTTGTCAATAGTTTTAATAATTTGCTTTCCTTTATATTGATCAGACGTGTTTATAAACTTTAAAAGATTTTCTTTGTTAACCCTTGCAGGTTCAATCTTATCAAGCAATTCATAATGCTGTCTAACTGTTATAGAATAGTAGTCATTATCTTTGTTGTTAATAAAGCACTCTGTTTTATTAATTAGTTTTTTTGCAATAGTTGCAAATTTTTCAAATCCTAAAACAGAAGACCAGTCAGGATTCTTTTTAATAAAAGACCACATATTTTTATACTTTATAGGAATTTCTAGCTCTAAGTCTACTCCTGCATTTTTTGAAAAATAGGATATTGAATTAGGGTCTGTTGTTTCTCCAATAAAAACATCAGAATTATTTTTACATCTATTTATAAGCTTTTTTTCTTTGTTAAAAATTAAGTCTTTATTGAGACCAGTTATTTCTTTTGACAAACAATACATTTATTCACCTTTTTTATTTTTTATTTAAATCTATAAACAATGTTTAATATTTACAATTTAATTTTATAAAGGCGATATGCTGTTTTCGTCTATTGATTTTACGATATTGACAATTCTATTTGTTATATTTTCTGGCAGGTACCTTGCGTCGTTAGTATTTTGAAGCGAAAGAGTAGTTAAGAAATTACCTTCAGAGACTGAATGTGATATTCCTTGCACAATATAAATGTTGTCTAGCATAGTGTTTGTTTTTGCTGTGACATAAAATTTTTGACCTATTGAAAAAATAGGGCACCCTAGCATGCTTATACTTAAGGAACCTGGGTTTACAAAGAGCTTTTTTGCCGGGCTAGATCTGTCTTCATCCTGAGGTTTATAATATCTCTCTAAGTTATTTCTAAGATTTATATCTACTGCTGTGCTTCCATTAGTATTGCTTAAACTAATACTTTGCACAAAGCCGCTGTCTGTTCCAAATTCAATTGTTGGAACATTTGATTTTATAATTTCTTCAATTTTGTTTACAACACGTTTGCTTGTTACATTTAAAATTGATACTTCGTTTAAGTTTTTATTAATCCAAGAGTCATTTTTTTTATTTTTTTTATTAAAATTTCTTGTAAATTTTAGCAAATCAACGTTACCATTTAATAAAGATACTGGATTTACGTCTCCTAATAAAACTGATTCTAAATTAGTGGAGCTTAAAGCTGACAGTAATATTTTTTCATCTTTAAAAGGTTCGTTGTTATGATCATAAAAATGAATTTTTCTAATTCTCTTAACATCAGATCCATCTAAGTACTCTTGGGTTTTTTCAATTACCTTTAAATTTATGTTTCTAAAGTTAAGAGTATTTGATCCTGTTTCTCCTGATTCGCTTCCGTATATTCTTTTTAACTTGTCGTTTTGATTTAACAAGTAATTTTCAACTCTTATTTTCTTTTGCTCCTCAGTTAGATTTTGTCCACCATTGTCGACATCAGTATTAAGCGTACTAATCCCATACCCTATTTCATAATCATTTGACTTTAAAATATTAGATATTATATTTAAGTGAGTTTCGACTTTTAGTGTAGAGACTTCGTTTTTTTGTAAAAACCTAGAAACACTATCGAGATATCTCTTTGTGCTTATAAACACATCCCCAAGAGAAATATTGTAAAATGCTCCTGCTTGACTGTTAGCAGGATGAAAAAAAATCTGAGTTTCATCATGTGTCATCATCTCAAGAGCTGAAGGTAAAGCGTATACATACGTCAATAATCTTCCAAGTGTTATGTAACTTTTAACAGGAGAATCTGTAAACTCATCGATAACCAAAGCACTTTCTTTACCACCCTTTTCTTCAATAGTTCTTTTAAGTTGATATGAGAATGTTTTTTTATAAGACTCCATAATATCTGTCCCTGGGTCTTGCACAAGGACCAGTCTAGATAGAACTGTTGAAACGTCATTTAAAAACCTGTTGCTGTCTAGCTGTTTTTTCTTTCCAGCGTCTCCTGGTAGGGAAGCTTGAAATGAATCTACAAAAGAAGTACCAAATCCTGACTGTAGACTTTCTAATCCTGTGCCAGCTGGGTTTGTATTTTGTGGTGGAAGAGACCCAAAGCCTTTTACAACTTCTCCTTGGTTTATAAATCCGTCACCATACTGAATAAACTTTACCAAGCTGGAAATAACAGTTCTTGTAGAGGATTGTATTTTTTCCTCTTCTATTTCTTTTTGTCTTTTTTCCTCTTGTTTTATTTCTTCTTCTGTTTTTCTAGATTCACTTTTTTTATCTTCATCTATTCCTGAAGTATCTTCGCTCTCAGTTTGGACAGGTTTATAATTTAACACATCTTCATCAACTGCGAGCATTAAAGATCTAATTCTAGATTGGATATTTATTAGGCTTTCGCTTTTAGGCATTCTAATTATCTCATCAAATTCTTTAAAAAAGCTAACTTTTTTACCGTCAACTTCTATGTTTTCTAAAGCTTCCCTTAATATTAAATCATTTGAGTTAAATTTATTTTTTTCTAAAACAGTTATTTCTATTCCTTGAAACTCAAACCTATTAACATCAACACCGTCTGCTTGATATGACTTGAGTTTTCTTTCTAGTTCTTTTACATATTCGTTAAATTTTGCAACAGGCAAAAACTTTTGAGATTGACCACTTGAGTTTTCTGATCCTGATCCTAAGGAGATTAAATCTAGACTAATAGATACTGTTCCATCATCATTTATTGTTACCTTTGAATCGTTTACCTTAAAAGATTCTCTTCTTTTTAAAGCATTCATAAATTTACCAAATGAGTTTTTACTAACAATAGAGCCATCTGGGTGATTCCATCCCCACTCAATTATTAAAAAAACTGTGGCCAGATAGTGAACAGCGACAAGCTTTGAAATCTCAGGAAGCCTCGTTCTATCGTATAGCTTTAAAGAAAGTGTCGCCTTTGAGGTAGATAAAAGCTCATACCCGACTAGATTATCATTAATACTAAATGACTCTATTGACATAAGCGGTCTAAAAGGATTGGTAACTTTTTCTGATTCAGATTGAAACTTATTAATATCTCCATTAACCATTGCTTGAGGAGATTGAAAAAGTTCCATGCCAGACGCCTTAAGTGTTCTACCTGTTCCATAATTTAGTTTTCTAATTTGGTTAAAAGCTTCATCTTGTTTAACTTCAAGAGTGCTTCTTGCTATTGATCTTGCAAAACCATCACTTCTAAATTCTCCTCTTCCTACAAGAAATTTTCCTATGGACATAGAGTTATCAATATCAGTATCTCCATCTATAATTGTAACGCTTAAGTGCGGTGTGCATTTTGAAAGCTCAGTTGCAGGAATCATTGTTGCTAGAATCGGAGCAAATGCTGACTCCTTTGTTTTTTGAAAAGAAGCATTATTATTTTTAACTTTAAAAACAGCAACTTGAGGATCTCTAAACCTATCTGGGTTCATGCTTTGTAAATCGTCAGCATTATTAAAAGCACTATTGCTTATAAAATTATTGCCTATTAGCACTTTTATATCGTTGACACGAACAGTCTCATTGTCACCAAGATGCCCAGATGTATCATTGTAGTCTGATATTCCGCTGAACACTTCGTCAAGTATGTTTTTGTTATATATTATATCAATTTTACTTGACATTCCCTCTTCTTTTACCCCTTGCTGTGATAGCTCGCTTAATATCTTTTTAATAGTGTAAGGTTCGCTAATGCTTAGATACGATCTATTTAAAATGTTTTCAACGCTAGGAGTGCCACTTTCAGGACTTAACATTTCCGAGTAAATATTACCTAGTCTCTCTGAATCCTGTTTTCCAGCATAATATCTTACTATCTCTTTTGATGCTTCTTCAAGCATCAATCTTCTAGTTTTTGCAATATTGTTATATTGATTTTTTATGTCTGCTAAAGTTATCATAACAAAGAAAATACCTTTTCAATATTTTTAGGAATCTTTAAAAGAGTTCCGGGTTGAAGCTGCATTCCCCATCCGATTCCACTGGCAGCAGCAATTACCCACCAAAATTCTGAATTGCCATACACTTGGCCTGCTATAATATCGAGTCTTTGGTTACCTGTTAATGTCATCAAATCAAAGTCTAGCTGACCAGTCAGCATTGCGTTTTGTATTATTTCAACACAGTCTGAATTTGATAACTTTTCACCTCTAATTTTTTGTGTATAAAAGTATCTACCTATCACTATCTGATCCTCGCTTAAAGCTTCTGCTTCCTAATGAGCCTTTTGAATCCCACGGATCTCCTGATGTCTCTTTCATGATATCACCTATATTGTATATTGGAGCTGTATTGAATCCGTTATGATCAATTCCAGGAGTTATATCGTGAACAGGAGAAAATGCAATTGTAATTTTTACTAATTTAGGTGCCCTGGAGTTATGGTCAATTTCCCATGAAGTGTCTTCAGATAAAAGATCCATAGAGAAGCTTGAAATAAAACCTGGAAGGCCTCGACCTTTTGTAGTGTTAAATGCCTTTACAAAAGGGTTTCCTGTAGGTACTTCATCACTCTTAGAGAACAAACCAGCGTCTTGTCTTGTATATGGGCTCATAAAAATAGCTTCATTCATAATAGCTTTCATTGGGTTAAAGTCGTCATCATTAAAACCTTGCTTATTAAGAGTTGCTTTGAGCTCGTCAGGTAAAATAGAGCCTTCAGAGAATATGCTTTTATCAATATTTTTAAATAAAAAATCAAGAAAAACATGCTCTTAGCTAATAATAAAATCTTCAAATCTTAAAATTATTTCTTTTCCTTGCAAGTTTTCAGGAGCATCAATATCTTCAATGGCTGCGATAAAGTGAAAAACATTTTCAACTTTTACTCTTTCTTTAATTCTGGCGACAAGTGATCTTTTTACATGATAATACCTGCCGTCCTTTTCCGAGTAGTATGGAAAATCAGGCAAAGTGGCGCCTATCACAACCCTGTCTCCTTCTTTCGGCCCGTATTTATCATTAATTATTGGGTTTTTAAATTTATTTAATATGTTTCTAGATATAGGGTTTACCAAAGGCAGTGAATTAATTGCATACTTTTGTGCAATTGTTCCTGCATATGTGTCAAAAACAGCAGCTAGCTTGTCAAACTTAGCACCTCCACCAACGTCAGCAATTGTTTTAAGTAGAAATTGCGAAAAGTCAACTCCTGACTGAACTGCAGCGACAGGAGAGACAAATGCAACTGAAGCTAAAAATGCAAGGCCTATTTTAATAGTGTCTGAAGTTTCCCTTCTTAGTTTTTGTCCCCAAACAGGAGTTACTCCCGGTCGACCTGAGATGCTAGTATCAGAATTTCCTATTCCAAATTTTCTTGCCAAAGCTAGCTCTGAATAGTTTGACTTTATTACATCTCCTACACGGAGCCTTATCATGGGAGATGCTCCAATAATTTGGCTAAAAGGTTGTATAAAGCTAGACCCGGTTTCTATATCTGTAACCTTTGTTCCTTTTGACCATTTCGGGTAAAGAAGTGTAATGAGTTTGTTTATCTTCCACCACATTTCATTAAAATCTTTTTTTGAAGTCGCAGCAACTGTAAAGCCCAGGCTTATTGATCTTGATGTGTTTCTATATATTTGAACCGGATCCATTCTTCCGTAACCGGATGTAGGGTTGTAGCTTGCATTAAAGCTATCTGATAAACTGTTTAGAAATGCATGAAAAGATATTATTTCATTTGTTCTTAAGTCGTGAAAATAAAACGGAACATAAGAGGCTTCAAGCTGATTTTCTAGCTTTTCAACTATACGAGACGGAATTCTTGAAAAGTCACCTTCAGCTTCTGTAACATAGGTTTGTTCTTGCAGCTTTCCTGATAAAATTGATTTTAGTGGATTTGCCCCTGTTATTCCAGTCCCAAGACTTGTTGCAGCATTACTAACTGCAATTGGCATTATAAAAAGAGAAGGCGTTGAACCTTGACTCCAAGAAATCTCACCTTGGTTATTTTTATTTTTTGATATAACATTAGGCAATGAATCTCTAAGATCATCTACATTTAATGGATTTGATCTTTTTACTTCGGTGTTTATCTTAAGACCTTCACCATGAGTTTTAAACAAAGATAAATCGCCTACTCTTGCAATCATATTTGCAAATTGAACTAGTCTTGAATTTTCAAAAGATGCCAGAAAGTCTTTTGAGCTACTTTGCTCTAGAGTGTTTAAAAGCCTATCTGACTCTTTTATAACGGATTTAAAAAAGGCGACCCAAAAATATTTTGAATCTTTTATTTTACTTCCGTAGACAAGACTTGAAAAGCTCATATCATCATTTTCACCATTCCCAAACAAAATGCTTAAGCCTTCGTCAATACATTCACCGAACTTATATGTCGTATCTATGAGACCTGGTGTTAAAGAAGCACCTCTAACCCTTGAGATATAACCTTTTTTGTAACTATTTGACTCAAAGATATCAACTATTATCTCAATAATAGATTTAAGCCTTATTGCGCCAAGATAAATAATGTATTCAGGATTTTCATGTGAAACATCAGAATAGTCTCCTACGAAAACTTCTCCACTTCTTTCATCATTTAAAATTTGGTTTTTTGATATTTGATAGCCAGATTCTTTTATCCCATCAGGCACGTCTTTTTGTAAGTTTGTCTTTAAGCTTTTAGATGATACTACATTTTTTGAATCTTTTAAAACCAGGGCAGCTTCTATTTCTTCTATTGTTTTTCCAACAATGTCAGACTCTTTTATACCTGTATATGACTCTAAAATATTAGGAACCATTCTAAGAAGATTTTTAACTCTAAGTTTATCACTAATCTCTTCACTACTGCCTAGATTGTTATAAGTACTAACATATCTTTCATCAAGATCGCTACCATAAGTAACACCCTTCTCAGAATACGCCAGACCGTCACCAGGATTTTTTGAAGGATAATACCTATTATATCCTTGAAATGTTTCAACAGTTTCTCTAACAACATCCTCGTCAATCTCTCTATTACTAAAAGTCTCGCCCGTGCTATTAACTTTTTCTGTTGTAAAATTTAATATTTCTCCGTTTTTAGGATTGCCTTCTTTTTTAACAATATTGTCAAGATTTGATATATATCCAGATTTAGAGTACCTTCCTAGAGTTTGACCCAAGGTTGTATTTTCGCTTGCATATACTTTATTAGCGCCATCTGAACCTAAGGGACTATGTGCCCTGTTTCCTCTGTTGCTATTTGGCGCTTTTGAATTTTTAGGTCCAGGTCTGTAAAAGTTTGCAACTGTTCCGTTAAAGGTTCCATTTGTATGATCATAAGAAGACATTAAGAAGCTAACATAGTCTCCTAGCATACCTGTCGTATTGTCGTCAAGATCTAAAAGCTCTTCTCCTGAAACAGGGTCTTTTCCAATATCATCTCCTTGTTCAATTGTGCTATTTCCATTTGTATCAACTGGATTAATAGAAATTGAGGTCTGGGATGAACCTTTTGACTGAAAAAAGTCTTTTAAAGTTTTTCTTGTTGACATGCTTATCTCTTGTTGTTATAATATAATTATTGTTTTTTTAAGTTTTTTGTCGCGTTTTTAAAGCGATTAAAAAACTTTTCTTCTTTATCAATTACTTTTTTGTCAACGCCCAACTTTTCTAAAAGCTTAAAAAGCTTTCCTGATATTATATTTTCGTATTTCATATTACTCCTGCTGCTTTAAATGCTTCTGATGTCACTTCATTAGAAATCTTAACTACTTCATTTTTAAACTCATTCCCTAAGACTACATTATAAGTACCTTTGTCAGTAATCTCTGCAACATATTTTACTTCTTTTAAATCAGATCGCAACCCTTGTATTTCTTTTATTAGAGCTGCATTAGGATCTTCAACATCAAGCATAATGTCGTCAAATGCTGTTATAATTGCCTGTTTTGAGTCCTCAGCACTTTTTTCCAAATCGATAAATCCGTCCTTTAGGTTTGCAGTTGCCACCATGACTGTTTCTTGTTTTTTCCTTAGAGATTCAAGAGGTCCATCTTCATTTGTTAGCTTTTTAATCTCTTTCGTGTAGTCTCTAACATTTATTTTCGTGTCTGCTACAAAATCTGAGTCGCTATGTGTCTCTGTGTACTCATAAGGTTTTTTCATCGTCTCAATAAACTTTTTCATCTCAGGAGAACTCTCTATCATATCGATAGCCCTTATTGACTCGTCCGTGTTAATTGTCGCAGTATACGAAAGTTTTCCTTTTTCGTCAAGATACTTTTGCATCTCTCCAACCTGAGCATCCATGTCAGAGCTATTAAGATATTTTAAAAGCTCTTTAGCCTGCTTTTGTGCAGCTCCTTGTAAGTTTTCAGCATTTAGTATTTTTTCAAGCTCTTTTTTTGCTTCTGCTCTTTTTTCAGCAGAATCCCCAAAACTATATTGATTTATAAGATTTCCAAATTGCTCAGCAGAGCTCTGGCTCATTGTATCTAAAAGAGCACCTCTCTCACTTATAAACTGATTTGCAGCAGTTCTAAAGTCTTGAATTAGCTTAAAAGTGCTGTTAAAACTAGTCTCTAATTTTGTTTCATATAAGTCGCCAATTGTTTCTTTTATTGACCTATTATCAACAACCGAGTCATTGTACTTGCTAATAACATTTGCAGCAGATTCGGCAGACTTCTCAGAAGCTTTAACAGTATTTTCTAAAACCTGTTGTGCATCAATTTGACCATTTAAAAACCGTCTAGCAGCGTCAGTTGATATCCCTACAGTTTTTGCAAAATAAGTTATTTTATGACCAAGTGACTCTGTTGAGTGACCTGCATCTAACATTGCTTCTCTAATTGAATTAAGAGCCTCTGCTGGGTCATTAAATGCGTTATTCATAAGCTCAGCAGGATCTAAAACAGCTTGAAATGCTCCTGCCAACTCTCTTACAACACCAACAGAGCCTTCAAAGGACTGCATCTTTCCAATTAAAGAAGAAACAGTTTCTGTGTCCATTCTAAGCTCACCTAAAAACCCAGCTAACTTACCAAGGCTTTCTGGAGCTGCTCCACCAAAAGTATCAAAATCTGCAACTGCCCTTGTTAAATTATTTGTTATTTGATAAATACTAGCTGATGTTCTTGACGCATAAGCTTCAGCATAAAAGGCGATATCTTCAAAGATGTCAGCAGTAAACTTCTTATAAGAAGACATTTGATTTTCTACAATTTTCGAAAAGTCTCCTGCATTAATTCTCAATACTTTTTTCACAGCAAGCACGTCAGCCATAACAGATGCACCTGCGTCAGCAGAGTCCGCGTAATCTTGACCTAATTTATTAAGAAAATAAGAGTTTTCACTGTATATTTCTGCAAGTGCATGTCTTATTTTATTTGCGTTCCCATACAGCGTCTGTATGCTTTTATCGCCAATTACCTTTGATGCATCAAGCGCAATTTTTGTTAAATTCTCTGCCTGAACCTTAGCTGTTACAGATGCAACGTTTTCAATTTCACTAGCAGCGTAGTTTATTAAGCCACCATATGTTAATGTAGCTGTTTTAATATAAGAAGTTAAGTTTGTTTCAAATATATCCTTACCACTGTCTCCCATTGAATCAAAAGCTTCAGCAAAACTAGACTTAGTTGAACTTCTATAACTGCTAGACCCAGAAGACTTTCCGTCTGAATCATAACCACCGCTGCCTAGCTTTTTATCCATTTTAGCGAGAAGCTTTCGTGTCTTCTCTGACTCTGTCGTCGACTTTTCTGTAGCTGCTGCTACTTGTTTTAGCGCCGCTGCTATATCTTTATCAGTAGGCATTTTTACTCCTTGGAAAAGCTCTTAAACATTTTTTCAACAACAGGCTCTGGTCGCTTAAGCTCAACAGAACCTGACTGTTTTTCAAGTGCTTCTTTTTGTTTTTTGAAATCGTCCATAATTCTATTTATATACCAACTACGATATCTGACAGGAAGATTTCTTATTTCCGTATAGGACATTCCAAGGTTTTTTTGCAAAAAGTAGAAATATTCTAGTGTTATCTCTTTGTAATTATAGGGCAGGCCAAAAAAAAGAGATCCCGAGTGGTAAGTCTATTCGATTTGTAGAATTGCAATTTTGACACCTTAACTGTGCTGACATATCCAACCCAGGTTTGTTTTCAGCAATGTATTTTCTTAATTTTGCTGAGTCCAATGCTGGCATTTTGTTAACAAACATTGATATTTTGGACCTGTCTCTGATTCCGTCAACAGAAACGATGTGAGCATTAAGTGCCTCTGTTACAGTGCCAGCAATATAATCACTTCCAAACAGTTGTTGCTTACGCTCTCTCTCTGTATTCATTGTATCATCGTCATTAACTGTTAGAAATTTAAATGTCACCTTCTTTTTAGAAACAGGTAAATCAAATTCAAACTCGTTGACACCCTCTGAAACAGGATTTAATTCTAATCTTTTAATTGCCAGCTCAGAAAGATCAAATTCATGATCTTTATGAGAAGTACCGCATGACGGGCAATCAACTGATGCATTATATGAAGATCCATAACCTGTGATTCTAATTGATACCATCAAAGCATCACGGTCACCTACCAGCATATTTCTTACATCTACATTTTTATTAATAAGACATGCCCTAACAAGCTCAGAGATAACAGTTCCTTTCTTGATAAGAGCTCTACTTGTTAAAATGTCTTCTTCTCTAGCAGTCATTGATTTAATCTCAAGCCCTTTTACACCAAAAAGACCTGATTCTCTACTGTAAACAAGACCTTCAGACGGTACTGGTACTAATTCAACAGGTACTTCCCATCCAAAATCTTCTTTAGAAACATCTCTTACATTTTGAGATTGAACTTCGTTACTATTAATGCCTTGTGAAAATATTTTATTAGACTCTCTCATACGTCTCCAGTGGGTTTATTATTAACAATAACAAATTAAAGCATAGTGTAAAATTAATATTGAAGTACGCAGTTATCAAAACGAAGTGTTAAGTCAATTCCCATAGGTGATGCATCATCGTCATAAGAAAGCGATCCAAAGTTTGCTGAAGTGATAAATGCACCCTTGATGTCCCACAACTCAACAACAGTACCAACTGGGTCTAGCATTTTAATTTGACAATCTCTTTTATAAAAATCAGCGTATCCTGTTCTACCTGAAACAGACTCAGCATGAGTTCTAATCCACTCCATTACCTGTTGCGCACCAGAAGGTGCAATGGGGTCATGAAGGTTAACAGAAATATTACCAAATGTCAACTTTCCTGCAAGGTATCTTTTTGAATTAATAAAGTTAATTGTTGTTTCACCAATGGTATATGAAGGCCTACTTGCAGATTTCATTAAAAAGGCATCAATACCTTCAATAGAGAAAACCCATCTATATTGTCTTTTTGGTTCAAATTTGTTTGGTAGCATATCTACCACTGAAAGCGTCTCAGCCATTTTATCCTCCGATAATTGTTTACATTAATAAGTATAAGCTTCTAAAGATTTTCTTTTAAATTTCAGTTCCGTTATTTGTAACAACAAAATCAAGTGCAACAAATTCAATTGTTTTCGTAGGTTGAAGTATGATCTTCCCTCTAATTGTATTGTTTTCAACATCTGCCTGAGTTGTAGTAGTTGTATCAATAACAACCTTGTACCTTGTTAAACCTTGGTTTTCTTGAACATTTTGCAAAATTGGGTTGACTAAGTTTCTAAACTTAACAAGTGTTTCTTCCCTGTTTGGCTCAAAGATAATCTGGTTTGATGCATCTCTAATAAGTCTTCTGATTTCTATTAAAAGCCTTCTCACATTAATGCGATCCAGAGCATTAGCTGCCTGCTGTAATGTCTTTTGACCCCATATAACAAGACTTGTGCCTGAGAAAGCTGTTATTGGATTTATCTTTGTGTCATATAAAGAATCAAGATTCTCCTGTTTTAAAACCATTGTACTTTCTATAACATTTGATAGAGTTGTTCTATTGAAACCTGCAGGAGCAAACCAGGGCTGACCTAGTGTATCATTTTTTGAAAATGCACCTAATGCTACGACGCTAGGTGGAACCGTTAAATTGGTAGCTCTGTCTGGGTGTCTGATTATAACGTCAGGGAAATAAGTTGCAGCAAAAGAAGTATTAGCCCCTCTATTTTTAAGGCCCGATATTGTATTTGCAATATTTACTTTTTGTAAAGAACCTGTAACAACTGCGTCTGACTCGTCTTTTTGCTCAAGGTCCATAATGTACATTGAATCAAATCTTGATTCAACTGCTGATATTGCATAGTCAGTTACACCTTGGTTTCTTTGCCCAGGTATTGCCAATAGTTGAATATCAACATCAGTATCAGTTGCCATAATATCAATAGCCTTTCTGTAGGATGCAACGGTAGGACCGTTTACACCACCCTGGGTTGACTCATTAGAAAACTCTCTATGAGCTGCTACATCTGAAAGTTTTGATTTCTCTTCATCAAAGATATTAACTCCGTCAAAACCACCCTGCAAGAAGCATGTAAACTTACCGTATTTTCTATTAGCAGTTTTTCCAAAGTCTTTAAGTTGAATCTCTCTTGTCTTTTCTGCAGAATTAGGATCATTAGTAATAGATCCGTTTCTAACATAAACAGCTTCACTCCATTTTCTTGGATCTGCAATTTGATCTGATCCTGTTACAATTTTAATCTTGTCGAGTGCAAACATGTTGTGATTAAAAAGATCAGCGTCAACTAAACCAAGATTGTCATTGTTTGCTGCTCCTTCGTTATCACCTACCCACATATTTGCTAACCCTTCTCTAAAGTCTCCAAAGTATTTTGTAAAGTTGTAAATTGAATTAACATTAACAAAAGACTTATTGGGATCAGAAACAGACTGTACTTTTGTAAATTGAGGTCCCCAATAAATACTTGTGTTTAGTTTAGCTGCAGAGCCAGCTCCAACTGTTAGCTTTTGAATCATTGGAATAGGTGGTTGAACAATATAGTCTCCAATAGAGCCAGAAGCAATAACACCTGCATTGTTTCTTTCATCAGGTAATGAAAGTGCAGATCCTGATGTTTGCAAGTGATAATGACCTCTAAAACCAAACGGTGCGGCATTAGCAGTTATTTCTCCAGCCTTAAGTTTATCACTAGGTTCGATTCTAATGTATTTACTTCTATTGGAGTATTCTCCTTCAACTACAATTGACTGAGATTCATTTGCTTCGTCAAAGTTAAATCTAATCTTTTGGTCTCCTATTACTCTACATATATAGCGATCAGAGTTAGGATCAAGCTTTAGATTAGAAAATGACTCAAGAACAACTGGGTTGATGTCTGTATCATTAAAGTCTCTTACAACTAAATCAAATGAAGGATATTCATATTGTGGATCTGTTGAAGGCTTAATGTTTTGTATGCAAACTTTAAACTGAGTTGAAGGACCCAACCCATCAGAAAGCGCTGTAACTCTAAAAAGATTTTGTCTTGTTCCCATGCTCTTTTGAGATATAAACATAGGAGAAAAAGCTGTTTGGTATCTATTTGAAAATGTTTCAAAATCAGGTTGCGTTTCTGATCCTGCAGCTCTGCTATTTGAGCCGGTTAGCAAAAATGCAATAGGCTCGCCTGTTAAAGAGTAACCTCCTGGAACTAGGCATCCACTTCCTGTTGCCACTGCCTGTGATCTATAGACAGGAAAATCTGCATAAAGGTAGTGTCCTTTTTCTTCTATTTTTAAAGGATCTGTGTTTAAAACATTTGAAAGATATTGAGGAGAGTCAGGATCAAATGAAAACTGAATCGCTCTTTCGTTTGCATCATCGCTTTTTAATCCGTTTAAGAAAAGTGTTGATTGATGCCCGTTTTCAACGGAACCGGTTGAGCAACCAACTGGACCTGCAATTGTAGCATCAGCAGTAGCAGTAGGATTTGTTGCAAGTCCAGCTGTACTAAAACTAGCATCTGATTTTATTTTCAGATTTATTCCTTGAGGGGCAAAAACAATGCCTCTAAGAATTGGGACAGCAGGACCACCGTCAAATCCACCAGATAAAGATCCTGCTAATAAAGAAACTACAACAAATGAACTACCGTTTTCTACAAGAGCAATACTGTTTCCTAGTTCACCAGCAATGTCAGCTGTCAGCGTCACATTATCACCAGCGTCTGTTGCTGTTATTGAATCAATTCCGTTAGTTTCTCCATCTGCAACATTGGATCCATATTTAACTTTTGCCGTATCAGATGTTCCATTAAATGCTAAAACAATATTATCAACTGTTGTTGCAGCATTTGTATCTGCCTGAATTAAGATTTCATTTGCGCCAGGAGTACCAATTGTCCCGGCACCTACAATTCTAAGATTAAAAGTTTTTCCTGCGTCATCTCCGTAACCAGTCGGTATTGTTATATCAATAACTTCAACTGTTGTAGGTAGACCACTTAGCTGAATTGCATTAGTTAAAGAAGCATAGCCATTTGAACTTTTGTTTTGTATTCCTGCATCTGATAAATACGTAGAGCCAAGAGATTCAGACATGAGTGTTCCAACAAAATATGTTCTGGAAGTTGTTTGAATAGGCGTTGAACCATTTGCATATGGGTTGTTTCCGATATCACCATCTGCCTGTACTTGTTTATCCCCTACGACAAATCCAGCATTAGTAACAATTCCGTCTCCTGCTTTTTCTTTTCCGTCTCCTGCGCCTAAAACTCTAATATATGTACCTGCTGACGAATTTTTAAGCCACTCTCTTAGAGCTATAGGCCCAAATTCATCGCCTTTTGAATCTCCAAATATACTAATCAGTTCAGAACTATTTGGAACAGTCACAGGAACAAAAGCAGGTCCACTTTTAGCTGTTCCAATAACTCCGGCAGGAACACCTTCAGGGGTAACTGGGGGAGGTGCTGTAACTGCTGAAAGGTCAATTTCATTGGCTTTTACACCTGCACTAAGTCTTGTAATTTTCTCACTCATTTAAACTTCCTCGTTTTGAATATATATTAGATAAAATCGACACCTGAATTAGAAATAACAAAATCAATTGAAATAAACTCGATGGTTCTAGTAGGCACCAAAACAATTCTTCCATTTAAAACGTTGTTATCAATATCCGCCTGTGTATTATTTGTAGAGTCCATAATCACCTTAAACTGATCAATTCCTTGATTTTCTTGAACTGATAGCAATTGATCATCAATTCTCTTTTTAAAGGATGATCGAACCTCAGGAGTATTGGCTTCAAATATAAAACCAATAGAAACGTCAGAGACAACTCTTTTAACTTCAAGTAGCATTCTTCTAACATTTACTCTATCCAAAGAAGTTCTTGCTCTTTGTAGTGTTTTTTGCCCAAAAATGACATGACCGCTCTTTGGAAAAGAAGCAATTGGATTAATTCTTCCTTCGTATACAATGTCTCTTTCTTCTTTATTTAGTCTTGCTCGTGTGCTATTTACAAACCCTAACGCCCCTCGATTAAATCCAGCAGGAGCAAACCACGGAAACGATGTATTATCATTGTATCCGATTGCTGCAAGCGCTGCAATTGAAGCTGGTGCTTGGAATCTTTTTCCATTATCTTCCATTACAATATCAGGAAAATAAGCAGCTGCATAGGAAGAGTCATAGTTTTTGCTTACAAAGTCTTCAACAGTATTTCTAACATGCGTTAGATTTTTTGAATCTTCATAAATTCGAATACTATTTTTATCAACATGAGCAACATCCATAAGCAATATTGCTTTTGAATACTCTTCTACCCTTTCAATGGCATGGGAAAGAAGCTCGTCAGATCTGATGCCTGGAATACAAAGCACATTTATCCTTGATTGAGCTGGATCTGTTAAGAGGTTAACTGCCTCTTTATATGAGTTTACAATTGAGTTAGATTCTCCTGACCCAAAGTTCATAGTTAGACCAATATCTGGAGAATTCTTTCCTTTTCCTCCATCATCTGCTGATGACGCTCTATCGTTCATAACTGCCATATCAGAGTCTAAAATATTAAGACCATCAAATCCGCCGTAAAACATATTAGTAAACCCAGCGTATTCTGAGAGTCTGTTAAAGTAAACAGAAGATGTTAGAGCATAAAGTGATGCAAGAGTTAATCTTGTTTTAGTTCCGCTATATGATGTATCTCTAAAAGTATAGTCACCCGCATTAAGAGATGCATTTCTTATATACGCAGAATCTCTCATAAGATCCCTTGCTGAACCTGTTAGTAGTGCTGTGTATCCACTAACAGTTTGGGGATCAGGTGTTAATATGTGTTTTCCTAGTGCGACTCTTGACAGTGTAAACTTGTTACTGTGAAAGTCATCTGCACCCGAACCTGTTAAAAGTGTATCTAATCCTGATATCCCAAGAAACTTTGAATAATTATCAAGAAGATCGTTATAGATGATTGACTCATTCGGTCTTTTTACTGGGTTGGATATTTCTCCTTCTCTTGGAATCCTTTCAAATTGAATTCCCCATCTTAAATCTTTAATTGCTGACTCTTTAATCGATCCGTGACCCGTGTAGCCAGGTGATGAAAGCGCCTCGCCCATTGTAAGCTTAAACCTAAAAGGAACAGGAGGAAGAATAGATCCTGACAAAACATCTTTTTGCCCAGCTGAGGTGTTTATCTTTACAAACCTAGAGTCTCCATTTAGTAGTCCCAAGTCTAGATTTTCTCTATTTGGCTCTTCACCAAAAGTCTTAATGAGTGGCAAACCTCTAAATCCAAAAGGAGCTGCTTCTTTAGGCGCGTCCTCGTTAATAATACTGTTAGATAGAACCACTCTTATTCTAGATGAAACATTAGGATATGTTCCTTTTACAAGAAGTCTTCTTTCTGCTGGGTCTGTTGTGTCAAAATTGTAAACTAGCTTCATATCACCTATTTTACTAGCAATAAAGTTTTCGCTATTTGGATTTAGATTGCAACCTACATAACTTTCAATTACTTGCGGTGAAGTGTCTAAATCTCTTTTTACACGTAATTCAACATTAAAAGTAGGATAAGGATCTTCAAAATCCTTGGGTTTTCTAATGTTTGTAATTGAAACCTTAAACAAGTTATTAGCGTGAGATCCGTCATCAATGCATTCAAAATGAAACAAATCATATTCAACATTTCCAAAAGGCTGTGATATAAAAGATGTAGTTCTTGGTGCTTGATATCTTGATTTAAAGTTTCCAAACATTTCAGAAAACGCTTTTCCTGAAACAGCTGACATACCAGCAGAACCACTTAGTAGACCAATACCGATATCATTACCGTCTGTTATATTGCTAGAATTTGTTGGAATAGAAGCAATTTCATTTTCAACAGGAAAATGAGCGTAAAGCAAATGTTTATCATCTTGAAATCTTGAAGGATCTGTATTTAAGACTTTTGCAATATAAGCATCATCAGACGGATTTAAAGAGGCAGAGAATACTTTTGCACCTTTGAAACCATCAACTGTTCCTAGTGAATTATCACTTGAAGTAAGAATAAGCTTAAACTTTCCGTACATTTCGTCTGTTGTGTCCCTTCCAAATGTACATCCAGAAAAATCATTGTTTGAGGCTGGATCAAAGCTTCCATTATAGTCAACTAGCGTGAATTTTGAACCTGACGTTGTCATTAGCATTCCTCTTACAAGAAAAGCATCGCTGGATAACGTTGTGTTATTAGATGCAAAAACAGGATAGCCATTGGCTTCTTCTGTTGCAATATCATGTTCAGCACATATAAACTGTACTTCTCCAAAAGCATTTTTTCCTGAATCGTCCTGGTCTCCTGATGAGGTTAATATGAAACCTCCGTTTTGAACTGTTCCAAATGTTTCTGTATCTAAAAAGTGTGAAGATATTGTATTGGCTCCTGCACCAAGAACTCTAACAAAAGTTAACGCGTCTCTATTTTCTAAATATTTTTTTACCGCCAAAGTCGACGGATACTCTGGTCTTGCTTCACCAAAAATCTCAACAAAACTTTCATAACTGTGCACTGTTGTAGGTACAAATGCGGGACCTTTCTCAGAAAATCCAACAATCCCGGCAGGTACAGTTGTGATAGCTTGTTCAAGGTTTTGATCTCTTTCCTTTACGGTTTCAGTATTAAAAAAACCTGGGGACTTAAAAGTCTGTTCAGCCATACATAGTCTCCTATCATTATATATATTTTCTAATATAAGTATCAGTCAAAACATCAAATTTCTATATTAGTTTATATCTTCTATTTTTCTTAAAAAGTCTGCTGACAAGACTGTTTCTCCTTTTCTTCTGTTGCGAGATAAAACTTTTCTATATTCTTTTACTACTTGACCAGTCTTAGGATCGATATCTTCAAACATTAATTCAATTCCAGAATCCTCAACACCCTCATCAGGATTTCCACCACTATCCAAAAGATCAACATCACTTAATATAAACTTATTTGTCTTGTCTTGATTGTTGTTTACATCTTTAAGTTTTATTGATGATGTTTTTGACTCACTTATTTCAAAGTTAATTTCAGGAGATGAAAGAAACCTTCTAAAAGGAGTATTAACGCCATCAACCTCGGGAGCAAGAAGATAAGAAGGAACTGTAACCGTAAAATTATGCTTAATAATTCTTTCTTCTGAGGAATATTCTGTAAAATTATCATTTGCTGTAACAGAGGTTGAAACATAAGCAAAGTGCTCATATCCTTTATTTGTAAATATTCTATAGCCCCTGTCTTGCCCGTCAAATTTTGAAACAAGATGCTCAATCATTTGATTAGATTCAGTTACGTACTGAGTCCAAAACGTTACGTCGTATTCAACAGTAAAAAACTCAGGATAAGGAATTGTTATAATCTCGTATATGTTTCTACCAATTCTTGAAGAAAGATCTATTTCGTTTCTATAAAGTGACAAGTTTCCTTCGTTTCTTCTTGATGCCTGACTATTTTTATTTTGAATGTTTCCAGGGTATACATCTCCTTTTACATATTTGCGCTTAGAGACGTTTTCTTGATTTTTTAATCCTAATTTATTAATAAGATTTTGATAATCTCTATCCTCCTCTGCGAGTCTTCTTTTAATTATATAAAGGTCTTGATCTCTATTGGAAATTGCTGTTCCATAAGGGCTTTGTGTTGGTGACAAGTCTATGCTTTTTCTAACAATTGATATAATTGGTAAAATAAGTGCGTTGTTATCATCACGTAATGCTTCTTTTCTTCTTGTTAGTGCAAACCTTTCACCAGAGGCAAAAACAACTGGGACTTTAATAGTTCTATCTTTGTTTGAAACTTCAAAGCTTAATCTCTTATCAAACAGCTCAAACACAGCTCTGTCGACATCCTCTATCCCATTGTTAGGAATAGAGTATTCTTCTTCTGTGTTTAAACCTTCAAATCCACTGCTTACGCCTTTCATAATTAATCCTCATCATAAAAAGAAGATCCCGCCCCTGTTTTGTCACCGCGAGGAGAAACTTCTTTGGGTCCTGTTATGGGCTTTTCAAGAACACCTTTTTTAACTAGATCTCTAACATCACCTGTTTCTCCTAGCCTGTTCTTTTCAAATCCGCGCTGCTGAACAAATGTATCTTGAACGGCGTCTTCGTCTGTATATTTTTGTGATGTAGGACCAAACACTTTTGAAACAAACTGTCTTTTTCTTGCCTGCTTTCCTGTTACTGTTATAAAGTTTCCGTATTCTATTTGACCGTAAATTGTAGATGATGTAGGTGATTTTATAACTTCAAAGAAAACAGATCCGTATGAAAAGAAGTCACCTTCATTTACTTCGATTCCCTTATCTAAAAGATCTTTCTTCTGAATGTAGCACTCAATGTTATAAAACTCTTCAGATCCAAACTGATTTGTTCTTATTTCCTGTTCTTGATACTTAACCATACAGTCTATTTCAATTGGGTCATCAAATATCTTGTCAGGAGATTCTTCGTAAATATCGTGTATTTGAGTCTTAATTTCTGAAATAGAATAATAATATATCTTTTGACCTACAACGTCTTTAACTATCTCTTTTGCGATGTCGTTGATAAAAGACATCTCTCTTTGTGTTATAAAAAGTCTGGCCATAATACTATCCTATTGTTATTGATGCACCATTTGGAATGGGAATAAATTTAAGCTGCTTTTGAATCATCTCAGCACGGGTAGAGCTTACTTCAATTAGCTTGTCATAAGTCATTGTTTCGAGCATCTCTTTTAATTGTGTTACAAGCTCTTTTTTATCTTCTCTTCCTCGACTTAAAAGGTCGGATCCGTTTAGTGAAACATCACTACCAGGAACAGGAACTGAGGAAAACTTTGACCTAATTTCACCTAGCTGTTCTTTACAAAGAGCGAGTGCAAATTGTCGAATCCACTGCCTTCCAATAGAATTAATTCTATTATATAAAATATTTCCAAATGGAATATTAGATAAATTTGAGACTCCGTGTATGGTATCATCTTGATAGCTAGGATTAAGTGGGTCTGGATTGTACATTACACGTAAAAATAGCTTTCTAGGATTGTCTTGAGTTGGTGTAGGAAAAACTCTTATTTTTGTACCAATAATCTTATAGGAATAATTAGACCTCCTTACACGATTTGAAAGATCTAGCTGTCCTGCGCGTAAAATGTCTTCAAAAACAGGAAGAACATAAAAAATAGTCTCAGGTGTAAATGACTCAAATGAAAACTCATTATTTAAGTAATTAATAGCTGAGGTTGTATCAAAAAACCTATAGGCAGCCTGTGGGCTAAAATGAAAAACCTCACTAATCTTTAGCTTGGTTTTAAAACCTTCTTCTGCATTTTGACCAATATTAAATATAACATTACCGTCAGAATCTTTAAGATCTGTATTGATATCATAGTCTTGTTGACCTTGAACTAGGTCAATTGATCCTGACATCATGTCATAGGAGCCTCCAATTCCAGCTTCCATCGAATAAGGCTCAGCAAATCGAGCAAGATACTGAAGATTTTCTCTAGGAAGTTTTTGCTCTGCATTATAGCTTCCAGTCGGCATTCCCATGAACTGGAGAAGCTGAGACTTTGCCTGATATTGATTTATAATTGAGCTATACTCAAGTGTTGCTTCTTCAAGGTTTCCATAATACATTTTTCTAGTTAGCTCAACTGACAGGACATCATCACCTAGTTTTCTTTTGGCAAATGTTACAAAATTATCAGCTTCTCCAGGAAAGTCATCGTCGTTATCAAAAATCGCATAAGGTGTTGGGTTCTGCCCAGCATCTCTCATGTCAGTAAATCTCCCCATAAAACACTCCTTGCATATTTGATAAATATACTTGCGGCGTGCCTTTTTCAAAACACCTTAATAAAAGTCGTAACCAGACTCTCCAAGTGTTGTGTTCATAATATGGCCATAACAGCTTTTACTTACATGGTCAAACCCCAACCCATGACCTATCTCATGAGCGACAATGAGGTCCAAATCTTTGTCATATGCTGTTGCACCTACATGAACCTCAGATGAAAGAAAACCTTTTGTAAAAAAGTCTCTTGTTGAAACTGTAACTGCATAAGGTAAGAAATCGTCTGTTTCTTTTTTCTTTACTTCTTCTTCACCATTTAAAACGTATATGCTTCCTAAATTCTTTTCATAGGAGCAATTAATGCTAGTGTGAATGTTAATTCTTTCTGGAACTATATTTCTCCAGTATTCAACTGCTTTTAACGTACTAGATTTTAAATTGGTATTACATACATAAATGTTATATTCACTATTTAAATGATAGGCACGCTTAGAGTTACATTCTCCTCCAAACGCGCTTGCAATAAAAAACAGTAACATAATAAAACTCCTTTTTTATTTTATTATATTACTGTTTTAAACTGTTTACACAGGGATTGAATTACCTATTAGGTATTAAGCAACGAGTGCCATGCACCTATAGTTGAATCATAAACAAACAGTGCAGAAGAAAGAGCAGGTATAACTGCACCGGTTCCGGCAGCAACGTTAGATGTACCGACAGAATCCATTGTCAAAGTTTCTCCACCGACATTAACTACGATACAGATCTGACCATCTTGTGTACCGTCTTGCATAATAACACCAGTACGGCCCGAACCGCCTGCGTCAACTCGTGCAATTAATCGGCCGGCAGTAAGAATAGTTCCGGATGCACCAATAGTTTGAACCGCACTTTCAGCTGCAGCTTCTCCTGCTACAACGCTTCCTGTTTCTTGTACAAGGCCTTTTGAGCCTGGCAATAATGAAATTTTTGGCATAATTTCCTCCATTTTAATATATTTGAGATTTCTTGTCCACAAGATTCCAACACGGTGGTGGGGTCACCTTTATGCTATGTGCTGGGCCTAATTGTATATAGGTTTAAAGATTTGCTTTTTCAATGCAGTTTTTAAATCTTGGACTTTCGTCTCTTAAAGCTTCAATTAACTTATCAACTCGAGGGTCAGCTCCGCCACCACTTGATTTTGATTTTTTAACTGATTCAAGTTCTTTTTTAACTGATTCCAACTCTTTTTTAAGAGCTGCGAGTTCTTTTTCAAGATCAGCGTGTTTATGTTCTGTTACTGCCGCTGCAGCTTCTTCTTTTTTAGCCATTTTTCCTCCATAAGTTTATTTTTAATGACATGTAAGTATATATATATTGATTAAATAATAAAATCCTGGGAGAATTATATGAGAAAAGTCATCAGACAGCTTATTATTGAACAAATTGAGAAAGAAAAGATGCTTCAAGAAGCAGATCTCATGGCAATGACTGAAATCTTTCAAACGCTATGGAACCTTGCAAGTGCAGGAATTATTACATACCAGTTTGCAAAAAGAATCTACAACGCTTACAAATCAGGTGAAAAATCAAAAGAAGAAATTAAAGATATCGTAAACGGCTTCTCAGCAGACTTCTTAAGAGGCAGCAGCGATGACGAAGATCTTGACCACCTTGAAAAAACACAGCCCTATAGGATGTACGACTCTAGTGAAAACAAAACACAAACAAAAGGATTTGACGACGAAACAGTTGTTGGGTCTCATGGAGGTGTTCATGACATTGAGCCTTGGGAACTTTCAGACATCCTCGTTCAAGACGAACCTAATTACAGAGGCGATTTTGATGAAGAATCAACTGAAGACGAGTTTGATCCATTTTCGCTTGAAGTCACGGGGCTTGAGAGAACTTCAGAAATCCAAAGAGACTCACTTGAAGACACAGCAGAAATAGAAAGAGATGAAGAACTGGAAGACACTGAGTTTATCCCAAGTAGAGTATCAAAGCCAAAAGGTTATACACCAACAGATGTTTTATGATACCTATTATTATAAGATCAGACAAGATTACAAAAGCACTCTCGCTCTTTATTAGTGTTGGTGCAATTACTCTATTTCCTTTTATTATTGTAAGATCTGATTACGACAATCCCACTACAATAAACCACGAAAAAATACACATAGAGCAGCAAAAAGAACTGCTGGTTGTGTTTTTCTATATTTTATATGTTTACTATTGGCTAAAAGGAAAGATTAAAGGAATGACAAACCAGGATGCCTATATGTCAATTCCTTTTGAAAGAGAAGCCTATAATAATCACTATAATATGGAATACTTGGACAAAAGAAAAAGGTTTGCTTGGAAAGATTTTAGATTTTAATTCCCAGCCACAAACCTTTTGCAGCTTGTCTAACATAACTCTCTAGTAAATGAGCAGGTATTACCCACTTAAGCGGCTTTTGCTCTGGAAGTATCTTTACATCTACTCTAGAAGACGTCATTGACATTTGAATTTCTTGCTGTCTGATGTAGTTAATTTGACCACGATCAGATACTGTTGATACATTTAAAACTGTCATGTCAGGATTATAAAGTATCATTTGCACAACTGTTTCGTGCTCATCAATTGTTATAATGGTCTCAACTAAATAGTTTCCGTTTTGATTAGTACACTTTTTAGGAGCTACCTCATAGTTACAATTATCGTGTGCATATTGAATAGTGTCTCTGTCGTAAACCCTTACAACTTTGCTCATTGTTACGGGTTCATAGGTGCCTCTTGCATTTTTTGTTTTTGCGTCTTTCCAATACACAGAATTAAAAGCATAAACTGATTTTTTTCCTATAATGCTCTCGACGTCTGTTGTGTAATTGTTAATTTGAGGCTTCATAATATATACATCAATATTTGAAGTGTCTTCTGCAGCTGCCTGGCAAGGTGCCACGAGTAAAAACAAAGAAGATATAAGAGTTAAATACTTCATAAATTACCTGCCTGATTTAAGCCTTTTTAGTTTAAGCAAGACTGTTTCTAAAATACGATCGTCTAATCTTTGAACTGATTTTGACTCACTTAATATTTGAGACTTGTCACTTGTAAAAGCCACAAAATCAGGATGTTTTCCGAGGTTTTCAACTGTGCTAAACAAAGGAAGCTCCCCTCCAATAGTAAAACTATTTGGGCTTGGATTATTTGAACCCGATCTCATAATAGATTCGAAATCACTTGGAACTCTTGTTCCTCTTCTTCCAATTTCATAAAAAGTGTCAATAATCGTAAAAGGAGAATCACCCTTTCTAACATTTGGTGAAAGTCTAAGGCCTGCAAAAAGCTGATCAAAAGTATTTGACGAAGGATTATGATAAGCGTTGTCAACATAGTTTCCAGAACCGTCTTTTACCTTATAGGCTTTTAGGTAGAATGTTGAAAAACCAGACTGATCGTACGGACTTTCAGACTCATGCTCAATTAAAAAGTTTCCTGTTTTAAGGTCAACTGTATAATAGTAAATCATTTTAGGTTTGCTTTTATGAAAGTAATAAGAATATATTGAATTACCAGAAGCAGCAATTCCTTGCAAGGCGGTATTCATATAATATTTAAATGATCCCATGTTTTTAGACCAGTTTGAAACAATCTCTGATATTATCTGTTCACTGTCTTTTGTCCAGCTTGCAGCCAGTGCAGCAGCTGGGTCAGGCTGGTTAGTGTATTGAGAATCTTCAGTTGTCTTAAAGTTAATTTTGTTTTGTTTTGTTTGGACAGGATATGCAACGTGCGTCTCACCCTCTGCATTTTCATAAGAGAACATATCGTAAATTCTCAATCTAGGAATCATTCCTGACCTACTGTTGTTCATACTTATTGACAAGACCTTTGAAATGACATCAGTGCTTGTTAAATAATCGTCATCACAAAGCACTCTATTCTCAGGTGCTGACAACTCCCTAGCAGGCTCAAGATATTCAGGTAAATAAAACTGAGTGTTAAAATCATCATAAAGCTCTTGTTCAGCATCACTAATTGTGTCCAAATTGTTTAAAATCATATCGTCATTAATTCTATCAAGCATATTAATAATTTCAATCACAGGAATACTTTTTAGCTTTTTAGAAACAACCTTTTTAACACCTGTAGGTCTTCCTGACTCTGGGTCAAAAGCAACTCTATACGCATCATAAGACCCTTTTTTTGAGCACATATTTGTAATTTTCCCTCTAATTCCTAATAAAACTCTTTCATATACAGTCTTATTTAAATCAGTACCGTGAACAAGAGCATGGGAAAATCCGCCGTGTAAAGGAGTAGAAGGTCCCATAACTTTTTGTAGATAATTGTCACGAATTTTTTGCTCTGTTTCTCGCTTGTCAATAATACAAATTGTGCTAGTATTTGTTACAGATCCTACACTCATTCCTGTTGACTTTAATAACTTTCCGTATGGATCTTGAGAAAAAGCAAAATCAATATCCCCTGACTTCATCCAATCTTTTTGATCTGTTTGAGATTGTTGTACCTCTTGGATTATTTTTCTAATTACACTTCTAATTTCTTTTCTATTCATTTAGTCTCCAAAATGTCTTATAATAAATATAACATAAGACAATAAAAAATAAAAAAGGCCGCAACAAAGTTGCGACCTCTTGGATTAACCAGAAAAGATATCTCGTTAGATAACGTTCATATCCAAGCAAGTTACAGTACCGTAGAAATCACCACGAACCATTTTCTTACCGTAACGAGTCATCACACCTTTTCTTGGAGTGAAATCTTCTGGTTGGAAAATAGTAGGAGTAACGATTAAAGGTACATAAGGAGCGTAAACATAGCCTGTTTCCAAGTATGAACCACCTTTGTAACCTACCAACAGCTTGTTGCGTGGGAAGTAAGGATCTTTGTAAACAGTAAATCTGTTTGAAAGAGAACCAACTGATTGAGCACCCAATTGGAATGGAGCACCAACTTGACCTTGACCATCAATCTTCAAAGAAGGCTTGTACATTACAGAAGCTTCGAAGATAGTAGCAACTTCAGGTGAAGTAACAACAAAGTTAGCAGAACCACGAAGTGTCTTTCTGTGGATTTCGTTAGCAACATCAACAATGGTTTCAACCAAAGTTTCATACCATTCACGAACTGTACCAGTAAATGCTGGACCAGCTTGCAAAGTGTTACCTCTTTCGATAGTGGCACCAGTGCGCTTGTTAAGGAATTTACCTGGAGAACGAGACCAGAAGAAGTTAGCACCGCGAGCTTGAGTAATCAAGTCATTCAAGATTTCACGATCGATTTCCAATGCAATCTGCTCAGAAAGGATTTGAGTCAATTCAACTTCAGCATCCATTGAGTGATAAGCATTAAGATCTTGTGCCAATTCTGGTGACCAACGAGCTCTCAACTTACGAGTATCAGCTGTAACTGAAATAGCTTCGACTTTGATATCGATTTCTGGAATAACAGGGGTTGGTTGACCAACATCATTGACTCTCCCAAAATCTGATTCAAATGCAGGAATAACCAGAGATGTACCGTCAGCGTTGGTGTTATCAAGAGTTGCAGATACAACAAATGACATGTCAGCTGCAGTTACATCAGGGGATCCGTTAGCTGTGGAGGTTGCAACAACTGTCAACAGTGCTCTATTTGAAACTGTTTTATCGACCATCGGGTTTAAAGTGAAACTTGTTCCATTCCACTGTCCTAACTGGTTTAATCGCCTAACGTTTTGGATTCCTTTTCCGCCTTGAACAGTTTCTTGAACTGATTCCAAAGGAGAAGAGCTACCATGAATTGCAAAATCTTTAACCATAGTTAAGTCTGCGTTATCAAAGAGAGATTGAGAAAGGTCAATAACAGCAAACTGGTAGGTTTGTGATCCTTCTTCGATTTGTTGTAAAACTTGTGGATCAAACTGTAAAAATCTTGCATCAGAACCCGTTGCAGAGCAGTCATTGCTAGCAACAAGTGCACCTGCAGTTGATGATATGTTGAAAGAACCCGTTGCAACAACTGCAGCATCAGTCAATGTTACATCTGTGTGAAGCCTAGAGAAACCAGACCCTGCAAGATCGTATTGACCACCAACTGCCAAAGAACCGCTTCGAATACCTTTTCCAGTAGGAGCGTTATAGATTGACTGACCCTCAGCGTAAGTGGCCTCAGTGCTAGAGGGATCTCCACCAACGTTAGAACCGTAAGTGTAATCCAAGTAGAAAAGGAGACCAGAAGGCAATGACATAGGTTGTACAGAAACCAGATCATTTGCTACCAAGCCACCAAATACACGACGTACAATTGGGAAAGCAATATTGGTAAAACCACGAAGATCACCAGAAGCAGATGCACCAGCACCGCCAGTACCCAAAGTGTTAGCTTCGCGAAGTACCTGAGCTGCTTGGTTTTCCAAGAGACGTGACATATTTTCACGTTTTGTTCCGTCCAAGCCTCTCAAGAGACCGGTACGAGACCATTTTTCGACTAAACGTCGACCTTCGGAACCGATGTGTCTTTCACGGATTCCTTCGGTTAATTGATTTAAACTAAAATTTGACATGTTATCCTCCGATATATTATTATGTCAGCTTACTTAAGACCTGCAAGACGTGCCCATCTGTCAACCTGATCAGTAGATTCGTTTAATAAAGAACCACCTGATCTTGTAGGTCTTGATGAAGAGCCTGCAAGCTTTCTAATTTTTGATTCATTCAAAGAACCAGTGCTTTTCTTGTTTACTGATTCTGAAAGTGTCTGATATACTAGCTTCACTTCTCTCAAGCTTTCTGCATTGTCAATAGATTCAATGATAGTTTTCTTTTGAGAACCATCCAAACCTTTTGTTTGTAAAAGCTTATTTACATAGAGCAATTTAGCGTTAAACAGATTCATCTCATTTAGCTGATCACGGAGGTCTTCAATAGCACCTCGGTATTCATCCAGCTTTCCTTTGAGCTGACGATTATTGCGTTGCTCTTGAAGGAGTTGTTCACGATAGCGAGACTCGTTAAGTGTTTTTCTTGTCCCATTGGTACTATTGCTAGATCTATTGTTTCTTAATCTTTGAAGTTCGCGAGAAAGTGCTGCCTCGTTAATTGAAAAGACTTCTTCAACTGGTTCTTCTTCTTCACCTTCACCACTCTCGTCTCCTTCAGCAGGTTCTTCAAGTTGTGAAAAGTCAAAGTCAAGGTCTTCACCTTCTGAGTCTTCTTCTGCACCCTCATCATCTGGTGCTTCCATATCAACGTCGCCTTCTTCTTCTTCTTCCTCGAGCATTTTAACTGTGGGCATGAGCTCAAGAAGAGCACTCTCGATATCTTCGTCTTCGATCTCACCGAAGTCGATTTCCATTTTGATTTCATTTAAAAGTTCTTCTAAGTTCATATCTTCCTCTTCGTTATAACTTTCATCTTTTTTAAGAGAAAGTTCTTCTTCCTCTTCTTCATTAATAAGTCTATTTAGCATTTCAACAATGTCTTCATCATCATCGTTGTCTGTTGCTTTTTTCTTTTTTGGTTCTTTTTTTGTTTTTTCTTCAGGCTCTTTGTCTTTTTTCTTTTCTTCTTTACCCGTTATCTC